GAATTAGCGTACTTACGGTATTATCGCTATCCTCCAAGTTCTCTAAATATGGAGCGAATGTATCAGTCGCACGTATGAGGTTATTATAAATGACCTCAAATAGATCACAGTTCATATTCTTCTTGCTATCATAAAACGCCACAAGTTTAATAAGGTTTTGTTTGTCCTCTTCAATTGCCGAAATTTCGTCAAGTTCTTTTTCCATTAACGATGCGTTATAGGCAATCGCAAGATTCGTATAATTAATCCTGCGTTTGTCAAAACTAATCACTTCATATCCAAGACGAACTTTGAAAATATGGTTGAACCACTCAATCTCGGACACAGTATTGACAAACCCATGCTTACGATTCATCAACATCAATTCATAAGGGTTAATCTCGTAATAGCAATAGTGCTTGTCTGTTCTTATTTCATTATTAAAGATATACGCACAATCTACAAAGCAGTTCCTTTTTCCATTGTATATGTCTGTGATTTCGGCATCCCAAATGCGTTCCCCTTCGTTGCTTACTTTTTCTACAAACCGATTTTTATCTTTAACGAGCAAAAGCGAAAGGTCGTAGTACATCTTCAATAGTTTGTTTTTTAGTAGTTCTTCAAAGGGCATAATGATATAACCAACATTTTTAACATCAATATAGATTTTATCCTTATACTTTATGAAAAGGAGGTATTTGAGATATATCACCCTATCGCCTTGAACATTTGTGGTCTTGTCAAAGAATGCCGAAAACTCCATCTCAGGGATATGGTGATGATCCTCGTTGCGCTTGCGATACATCGTAGTTGTCATCTTTTGGTCGCGTAGCGTTTGCGACGAATGTCCTTATTATGTTAAGGTTCTTTATCAATTTTTGAATGATAATAAGGAAAACCACTACACAATAATATAGTTATTATATAAATATTATATAAATATTATATACGTTAATTCGTATAACAAATGACATCACATCTTACTCCTCTCGTGGCGATCGCCTGCTACTTAGCATATCCCAAGCATCTACGCATAAATCCTGATTTACTATATAAAGTATCAGTTATTCACAACACACTGTTAGTGATGTTTAGTGCTTGGACGTTTGGATCACTTGCGAACATTTTATATAACGACGGGATCGTATTCAAACACAATTATTATTTTCAAAATAAGCAATTTGATACTATTATGTATTGGTTCTATATCTCAAAGTATTACGAATTTGCGGATACGTTTTTATTGTATCTTAATGGTAAAACGCCAATATTTCTCCAAAAATATCATCACATTGGTGCGGTAATATCTTGGCATTTACTTTATTCATACCATGTTGATATGATCTGGATGGCGACGCTCTTAAATAGCGGAGTTCATACCATAATGTATTCCTATTATCTTGGTTGTCTTTTGAAAATAAAGGAGGTAAGATATATAAAAAAATATATCACAACGATGCAACTTTGTCAGTTCGTTGTCTTGTATTCTAACTTCTATTTTTACTATCCGCCTATTGAGACGTGGTTTAATTATGGGATTATCACGTTTTTTGCGACATATGGCGTAGGTATTATAGCGTTGTTTAGCAGATTCTATTATGATTCGTATGTTGTGAAGGAAAGGATAGGGAAGATGCAGTATATATAAATGGATATAAAAATAGATAAATAGACTTACGTACTCGCGTCCGACACCACATATGATCGCGTCTACACATCTAATATTTGGGAGGCGACTGCTCTAGGGTTCATTAGAATATCAACAAACTTTTTTTTTCCTACATAGTCGCTTTTTACGAGACTATCATAAATTATCATTAGCACGTCGTAATTTATTACATTCATTTCATTCAATGTAAGAAGTTTAACAAGATTCTTTTTATCCTCAAATATTTTCAAGAGTTCGTCGAGTTCATTCTCCATCAAGCGAACACAATAGTCAAATACAAATGTATAGTAATACACGCTCCTTTTGTCAAACATTCTGGCTCTAACTTCAAATCTCTCCATATAAGTCCTTGTATATGTGTCCAAGTCTTGTGGTAATGTGTATTCCATATTTTCCACGTCAAATGGGTTTATCTTGTAATAGCATGTATATCCGTCGTTTTTTACCTTTTTTGTTTTCAAAGTATAACAACCTTCAATATACGCTGTATTAATTGCCCATAACCTTGGTTCTGTGTATTGGACATCAGCAACTTTATTGATGACTGAATGCTTGTCGTTTGTTAGCATAAGTGACACATCATAATAATACTTCCAATATTTGTTTTTTTGGAGTTCGTCAAAGGAAATAACGATATCGCCTTCTCCACGAACATCCATATATACCTTGTCTCCGCAACGAATGAAGAGATGATAGTCCAGAATATGATTAATACCATTGACCTTGTACATATCCATAAATCCGGTTAGTTCTGCGTTTGCGATGGTGGAGTTCATCTTTGCGTTCGTTTGCGTTCTTTCGAAGGCGGCAGATTGCGTTCAGAGTTGCTTTCGGTTTGAAGGCTATCTTTTGGCAATATAAAGGTTTAACATTCACAATCAACTTTATAATAATTATGGGTAAACTAGGACATATTTATCTATAAAATATGAAAATAAAAAATATATACATATCATTTCATTAGCGAAGAGTTCATGTTGTATCATATCAGGAGCCCTCAGTCGTCAGTATTTGTACTTCAGTTCCAGTAATAGGCGAGGGAGGGATACTTGATCGTGCGGATTAGAGGGGCTGTTTATAGATTAGATAGTAGGACAGTTTAGAGATTAGATAGTAGGACAGTTTAGAGATTAGATAGTAGGACAGTTTAGAGATTAGATAGGAGGAGAGTTTAGAGATTAGATAGGAGGAGAGTTTAGAGATTAGATAGGAGGAGAGTTTAGAGATTAGATAGGAGGAGAGTTTAGAGATTAGATAGGAGGACAGTTTAGAGATTAGATAGTAAGAGATTAGATAGTCGGAGAGTTTAGAGATTATATAGTAGGAGATTAGATAGTAGGAGAGTTTAGAGATTAGATAGTAGGAGAGTTTAGAGATTAGATAGGAGGACAGTTTAGAGATTAGATAGGAGGACAGTTTAGAGATTAGATAGGAGGACAGTTTAGAGATTAGATAGGAGGAGAGTTTACCCTATGTTAGCCACGAGGTGGAAATGATTTGCGTTCGTTCTAACAAGATTTTTGTAAATCATCATAAGCAGATCTCTGTTCATATCTTCATTTTTGTCATATAGTGCGATGACACTTAGAACATTCTTTCTATCCTCTACTTCCAACTTGAAGTATGTGGAGAGTTCGTCAATTTCTTCGTTCATTTCCTCCATCTTCTTTGTTTGATATTCAATTGCTAGGTTATTGTAAACGGCGCACTTTGTTTCAAAGAACTCGATTGAAGACATATAATTCATTCGGAATACTTCCAAATCTTCTGGGGAAGTGTATTCCATATTCTCCAAGTCGAAAGGGTTGATTTTGAAATACGCGAGTTTGTCATATGTGTCACGAATACCCTTATCTCCGTATCTGTGGAGTTCATTATTCACAATATAATGAGTGTCAATCCACCAATGCCTCGCTGTATCATATAATATATAATCGCAATAATCACTGCTAAATCGTAGTTCCTGTGCTACAATCTGCTTGTTATCCGCGAGCATCAGCGACAGGTCATAGTAATATTTCCAATACTTGTTTTTTTGGAGTTCTTCGTATGAAATCACGACCTCGCCGACACCCTTCACATCCATATAGATCTTGTTTCCATATCGGATGAATAGATGATAGTCGTAATCATAGTTGTTATTCAAGTGCCATATATCAACAAATCCAGTGAATTCTACATTCACGAAGGTGTGATGGGCGAAATCCCTGCACGTCTCGATAGAGGTGCAGTTCATCTTGCGTTTGCGTTCAATTGAAGGCGGAAGATTGCTTTCAGAGTTGCTTTCGGTTTGAAAGCTATCTTTTGGCAATATCGGCAATATAAAGGTTTAATATTCACAATCAACTTTATAATTATTATGGGTAAAATATGACATATTTAAGCGATTAGTATCTATTTATTTGGTAATTCCTTTAATTTAAGTAGCAATCCTTTAAGTAGCAATCCTTTAAGTAGCAATCCTTTAAGTAGCAATCCTTTAAGTAGCAATCCTTTAAGTAGCAATCCTTTAAGTAGCAATCCTTTAAGTAGCAATCCTTTAAGTAGCAATCCTTTAAGTAGCAAGAATCCGCGAGATGAGTTTCAAAGCTGTTTTTGCTTCCATTGCTCTCTCTATCTTCGCTACTATTTTGGGGTTATCGGCATTGTCATTCTCGGCAAGATTTTTATAGATAATCATAAGCACATCAATATTCATCTGTACCTTCTCTTGAATCGCCGTGATATTCGCGATATTCATATTTTCTATACGCTTCATATCTTCAAAGAAAGTTGAGAGTTCTTCAAGTTCCTTCTCCATCTTGGACACTTGATACTCTATTGCGATGTTCTTGTAAATCTCTGACCTATTTATAAAATATCCAAACCTTACAAAATTTCTGTACTTATAAGTCTGTTTGAAGATATCTATATCTTGATATGATGCGTATTCCATCTTCTCCACGTCTGCGGGATTGATTTTGTAACAGCATACATTCCCGCTAGGGATTATCTTGTAGGTATGCTTGAAGTTTTCATCAATATCTATATCAATATATGCTGTATCTAAAGACCATACTCTATTTTCCATATATTCATCATCGTCATTTCCCGTATATTTATATGCCTCGTCATAGAATTTGTTAAATGCCTCATTCTTTATTTCTTTATCATTTGCGAGCATAAGCGAAAGTTCATAGTAATATTTCCAATATTTGTTTTTTTGAAGCTCAGCAAATGACATCACGATCTCACCGACATTCTTAACTTCCATATAGACCTTGTCTCCATGTTTGGCGAATAGATGATAGTCACCACTTATCCCGATACGATGCGTCATCGCTTCAGGTTCATTATAAAGATAGGCATACGCAACATATATTTCCTGAGAAAATACGCCAGTACATTCGGTGCCGTTTGCGATTGTGTGATAAGTGCTCATCGTCTTTCGCTTGTTCGCAACTTGTTGGGTTCGCTTGTTGATTCTCTATATACTCGATTTGAGTTCGTTTGACTTTGGCAAATCGGTATATCTCTGTTCTAATATTTACAGATCGCAATCATTTTTTAATAATAAAAGTAAAATCAGAACATCAGAACATATATTGTTAATAACATTTAAAATATTCAAAGGTTAATAAATAAAAAATATATAACATAAATATACTCATATATATTCCTTTAAGTAGCGAGAACCACTTTACTTACTCTTCCAATATCTGGGCGTCGCTTTCCAATATCTGGGCGTCGCTTTCTTCATTACTTGAAATATATTCGTATTTATCACCGATACTAACAATATATATTTTTGTTAAAATATCGTCGTTCATACAATATTTAGCATTAAGAGTTGTGAGATTGAGGATATGCTTTTTATACTCATCGGCAATGTTCTTGTAAATTACCGATCTACTCGAAAACCACTTCACCCTTTCAAGTCCGTTCATATATCCCAGTTCAAAGCGTTCAAGTTCTTGCTGCGTGGAGTATTCCATCTTCTCCAAGTCAAATGGGTTTATTTTGTAATAGCAGACATTCCCGCTAGGGATTATCTTGAAGTTTTTGAAGTCGCTTTGGTCAATATAAGCAGTATCCAAAGACCACACCCTATCTCCTGTATATACTCTACCCGCCGTATATCCATATATCTCGTTATAGAGCTTGTTGAATGCTTCATTCTTTATCACTTTGTGCTTGTCATTCGCGAGCATAAGCGAAAGGTCATAGTAGTATTTCCAATACTTGTTTTTTTGTAGTTGAGCGAACGAAATCACAATCTCGCCTGCATTCCTAACTTCCATATAGACTTTATCTCCGCTACGGAGAAAGTGGTGATAGTCGCCGCGACAAGACATATAGTTAGGTGCATTATGATAGGGTCGCATTTCTTGTATTCGCTGGCAAAACACGCTAGTACATTCGGTATCTGCGATTGCGTGGGAAGTACGGGAGTCGCACATTATGGTCGCGTTTGAGTCGTTTGTTGGGTTCGCAATATATACAGGATTTGACTTTGGCAAATCGGTATATCTCTGTTCTAAAATTCAGGAGATTACAATCAATTTTTATAAATTTTTATGTATTTTATGCTTCTAATATCAACACGTCTCTTTCTAATTTGTTTTTACAGTTATCTATTGTATCAATAATCCCTGTATATATCTTCTTCCCTTCAGTGCCGACAAGATGATCATATATGATCCTTAGCAGATCAACATTCATACCCTCTTTGTCATTCAGAGCAACAAGATTAAGAACATTCTTTTTATCCTCAAAGATTGCCGAAAGTTCGTCAAGTTCCTTCTCCATCAAACTTGTGCAATAGTCAAACACAAAGGTATCGTAATATATCCTCTTTTTATCAAAGGTTCTGCTTCTAACTTCGTATCTTGACATATAATTTTTTTTGAATATATCCAAATTTTTTTGCGAAGTGTAATTCATATTCTCTAAGTCAAATGGGTTAATCCTATAATAGCAATTGTATTCGTTCTCTACAACTTTCTTTGTTTTAGAGTCATAACTTCCATCTATAAAAGCGGTATTTATTGACCATAATCTAATCTCTTCGTATATATTAGGATCGTGATAGTTGCTGTTATATTCTAGGTCTTTGATTAACGAATACTTATCGGTTGTGAGGAGAAGCGACAAGTCGTAATAGTGCTTCCAATATTTGTTTTTTTTGAGTTCGGAGAATGACATCACGATATCACCGACTCCTTTAACTTCCATATAGACTTTGTCTCCGTATTTGATGAATAGGTGATAGTCGTATATAGAACTAATTTGGGTTAGCGTTGTTTCATTATAAGCATACATTCCATGTATTTGATACTTATCAAGAACGCCTGAGAACTCTGCGTTTGACACAGTGTGATAAGTATATAAGTCGTTGCCACTTGCGGTGAAGTTCATTTCGTGTTGCGCGAAGTTGCGAAGTATTGTAAAGAGTTGCGTAACTGCGTAACTGTGTAAGTGTGTATTTTCACAAACGCAATCATTTTTCAAAATAATAAAATAAAAAATAGATATATTATATATACACATTACTTATATACACATTACATCATCTCTTTTAATCTTGGTTTGCTTGGGTTGCTTGGTAATCCTTCGCGAAGGTATTGTAAATATCCAACTCTACATTTACAAAATCGTCTCTCGTATTCGCATAATTCTGCTTAAATAAATCTAAATTTTTTTGGGAGGTATATTCCATATGAACCAAGTTGTACGGGTTAATATTGTAATAGCAGACATATCCTTCGCTAATTGCTTCGTTTTCCATAAAGGCAGTATGAATTGACCAAAACCTCGCCTCTTTGTAAGCGTTGGAGTAATTCGTGTTTTTGCTACTATATACAGTATCTTCTGCGATTGAATATTTATTAGGTGTGAGCAGAAGCGACAAGTCGTAATACTGTTTCCAATAGTTGTGATTTTGTAGTTCGGTGAATGAAATCACGATCTCACCGACACCCTTAACCTCCATATATACTTTATCTCCATATTTTATGAAGAAGTGATAATCTTCCGCAAATACGCCACTGAATTCAACATTTGTGAATTTGTGATAAGCGATGCTACCATCAGTGTTGTAATAACTGTCCATTGCGGTTCGTTTGCGTTCGTTTGCGTTCGTTTGCGTTCGTTTGCGTTCGTTTGCGTTCGTTTGCGTTCGTTTGATAAACTCTAACTCAATATTATAAAAATCGCAATCAATTTTTGTAATGGAAAAAGTAAAATAGGACATATTATAATATAAAAAATTGTTACACTGTCGCGGTGCTATCCGGATAATATAACAAGCATTCTTATCATCGCAAATATATCGCTATATATGCGTTTTATTTTTATATAGAAAATAAAAAGATGTCTATAAAACATTTGAACTTCGTAATAGTTTATGATTTTTTTATATATCTATAATAGAATAAATGTCGTCGCGAACATTAAACGTAAAAGACAACGAGTGTTTATTATGGATAAGAGATCCAAGTTTCTCTCCATTTATAAACAAAGATAATCAAAGGCAAAAACTGTCAAACGACAAAACTCCGAAGAATATCTTGAATAGAATTAAAAATAGGTGTTTTTATAATTCTGCGTTGAGAGGAAAAATCGTAAAACAAATTGAATCATTGCGGAAAAATAAAACACCACGATTATACGAATCTGATTTATTTAAATATACAAATCCTCCGTTTAGAGATCAAGAATGTATAAAATGGGCGCGTAATCATTTAGCAAATCCACGAACAAATGCTCCTATTCTTATGACTGACGATGTATATATAGAATTAGTATATACAACTCTTCAATATGGAATGGAAACGCCAACTATTTTAAATCAAAATACAGAGGATGTATATGTTAAATATATAAATTCAATTATTGAAGATGTGAAAAAACGTTTGGCGTTAATGGAAAAAACAGATCACCATTTTTTAAATGATACTATAGGGACTATCGATATACCGATAACGCAAAAAGTAAAAAAGAATTCGTTTAGTGTATCTTCTTCCTCGTCTTCGCATAAAAGCATGAGTCCTGGGAAAAAAACAAAATTAATGGATATGATGTTAGAGGATATAAATAATGAAAAATTAATAACTGAATATCAGCAATCCAAGCATTCACAACGAAAACTTACTGAACAAGCACTTTTTACAAGTCTTCAAACATTTATTTTTACTCTATCCAAAGAGGTAGATAGTGGAAAACAATTAATTCAAGATATAGTTGATATTTTAAACGATCGCGATGATGATCTTCTCGCGGGTAGTAAAAGAAAAAGAGCATCCAGTAAAAAAGATTTGACGAAATTAGTGAAGGATTATATTCGCAATATTTACTCACAACTTATAGACCCTTCTATAAAAGCATCGCAGGATATTCACTATCTTTCTTATGCGATTTATCAAACTAATTTCATACAAACATCGTATATTTTAAACTGTTTATTGAAATATATAGATGAATATAAACCTACATTAGACAAAAGGGTAAAGAAATATATAATAGATATTATTGAAGATATTATCGACGAACGGGATGTTGCAATGTTATCACCCGATACGAGAGATAAGGCATATGATAGTAAGTATCGTAATGATTATTATAATTTGCTAAAAGAAAGACATCTTGGAGATATGCGATTACCGAAGGGGATGGGAATTCAAACCAAGATAATATTAAAAACAAAACGCTTCGCAGTAGATGAAAAACCCCAGAATAATTTTACATACGAAGAATGTAAAACTTGGGTATCTATGCCTATCTTTAATCCACGAACTTTTAGACGAATTGAAGTTGACTCACCTCTCTATAATCGCCTGCTATGTATGAGTTACCAGTATGATGCGAACTTAATACCGCGTATGATTACAACGAGAGGATCAACCCTTCTTTTTGCGTTATACAATAGCATAAAAGAGATCTTAAGGAAGACGGGAAAACCATCGCAATCGCGGGAAGATTTAGAACAATATTTTAGTATGCTTATTACATGGAAAAAGGTCGGTATAAATAAACCAAAGAAAGGTGCTGAAGTAATTGTTACTAGAAGAATACGAAAAACAATAGAAGTGCCTTTTTATATTTATTTTAACAAAGATGATTTACGTGGCGAAATTATCGCAGACTCCTATATTAAAATCACAAACTTACACGGAATAACATATTATTATACAGTTATAATGGAACGAGACGCGTCGCGTAGAGAAGTTATAAATAAACCGATTGTGCTTGCAAAGAGATCCTCTAATTTTGGTACTGTATATAAGGAAGAGGATTTTATAAAATGGGCAAAAAACCCAGAGATAAATCCGCTATCAAGCGAAGAAAACGAAGTAATCATCGTTCAAGATTCTGAAGAATATAATGAGATATTTGAACAAGCATTGCGATTCGATACAAATATAGAACCTTCCAATATTAGTCCTGAAGGTATTAAGTTTAAAATAAAAATATTAAAGAGAATACCTGAATATTATAGTTTAGGGCATTGTTTGCGATGGGTTAGATACCCCTATATAAACCCTAAAACCACCGAACCTATCGTTCGTGACAGTCCAGAATATAATGCTATATTTGCGAAAGCGTTGCTATTTGATTCTAATATGCTACCGTTAAATATTAGCTGCGCAGGAATTAAATTTAAGAATGCAACGCTAAAAGGTAATCGAGGTTTGTTTGGAACTGAAAAAGTTTTAAAACAACGTATTAAAAAAAGCGAACGCGTCGTGAGCGGTGTTTGTAATGCTATTGAAATGGTTGATAGGAGATATTTATATTTCAAACAAAGAATGATAGATGTCGGATGTTATAAACCTCATAATGTGCACATAGATGAAATTAACGCAGCTATTAATGAGAAGTTTCCAATATCAAAAAGCAATACTCCTTTGATATATTTTGATTACTATGAGGATTCACCATTCGCATCTGCTGTTATTTATTTTCATGGTATTAAAAACGAACCATATAGCACAAAGCAAGATATATTTACAAATCATTCTACAAGACTTTACGTAACTGTATATGAGATAGATAGTGATAACATTATCAAGAAAGATACAATAGACGCTGGCGGACCCGTGCGAGAATTTTCAACAAAGTTTTTTGAAGAACTTTTTTGCGACGATGAACATCTCACGCGCCCTTTTATACAACCAAGCGATAATAAAGAAGGTAGATATTATATAAACCCGAACTTCGTTCCCGATGACAAATTTATAAAGGTAATCAATGCTTATCAAAGTGTTTACGGTGTGATAAACCCTAGTTTTTATACTTATGAAAATTTATACTATATAATCGGTAAGGTGCTACCCTTCGCGATTGCGAATGAAGATTTTACACTACCGAAGCAATTTTCAAGATATATATTAACAGGTTTTACAAAGCAACCAAAAGATATAACGCACTATGACATGTTATATTTTTACGTATGTGAGTTTGATAACGCGATTATATATCTCAATATGATTAGCAAGTCTCAAATAAGTGGTTTAGATTATGCGGGACTTACTTTTAACGAAAACTATATTATTACCAAACCTACGGCGGAAAACCCAGATGGATACCAAGTAACGAAAGAAAATTGTATCAAGTTTATTTTGCAGTTAGCGAAGCATATAATCACGAAGAATTTTTTTAGCAAACACGAAGCAACTACGGCGAAAAGTATGAAAGCGAGATACGTCCAATTGTTCAAAGGGTTTGATAATAAAATGAGAGCATTCCTCACAAATAATAATGTAAGTGTCGCGCTATTGAACAAGATGATCACTATTACGCAATTAAATGATGAAGTTTTAAGAGAGTTCGCGAATAAAATAATAGTGGGAATACGCGGAATAAATACTTTAAATGAAGAGGAAAAACAAGAAAAAGTAACGGAAATGAAAGGGATACTCTATAAAATTATTACAGAAAAACAAAAAGGCGTATCCGTAGAAAATCATCATATGTTTATACGAAAACTACTTCAATTCTGGACTGCTTTGCCCCAATATAATAAAAATGCTGACTATAAAATAACTTACAAGATCGGCAATAATGAGGAAAATGGAGTACCCTATGATAAAACTAGATTACCGCAAGCTCAAACGTGTTTTAATATGATTGACTTTTTTGGGTTTCCAGATGATTTAACAAAGGATAAAAAAGAATTTTTATACGATATATTATATAATGCTGTCTTTAATACACTCGGATTTGACAACGAGTAAAAAATGATTCAATGGGATCCCGAATTCATACCATATAGTAATGTCATCACCGTTCCGTGTGAATTATTTTTACGATCTACCAGATGAATTACAATCCCTTATATACCGAAAACTATTTAAGGAGACGCTAAGTATCATAAGCGACACGCGAGATGCGATTGAAAATTACAACAAGTTGTTTGCGTATATCCAGAATAACAATAAGAAGACGAATATTAATTCATATAAAAATCGTGCGATATGGAATATATTTCTTAACAGTCGTCGAGATGTTGGCGACCCCTATTCTAAATATTTCCAATATTTCGCCGACGACGCAACGAATGTCTTGCGACTTAATAAGATGAAGATGATGCGTAATAACAACAGGTATTCGACGATACGATACATTGATTTTTCAACCTATCCGCTTGATATCCGAGTGTCTGATGCGAGTTTTATTTGTGTTAAAAAAATATTGGAAGAATATTCGGGGATTTTCCTTTGTAATGATAGGACGACATCGAAGAATGAATATACGAATATTCAAGGGCTTCATTTATTAAATGATAGGATACGCATCGAATATAAGAATAATTATATATTTACAAACACGATTGATATTTATAATAATATATTGGAAGCATATAATTTTATAACAAATATATTTGATATATTGTTTATGTATAATCACTTATACCCAGAGTATGACTTGGAATATATGAATGATATTATTGACTTACGCAACTGGTTTGAATATAATTCGCGTTTCCACGGTTTTACGTTTTCAGAATCAGGCGACATTGTGCGACCTCGCTTCTACTCGTAAAAGTTAGACACATTTGTTCCATTCTTCTTATTCTTATATAAAAATTGATGCGATGTCCTGAAATCTATGTAACAGAGACAAACCACGAAGTATCACTTCGTAACCCAACAAGCAAACGAACCCAACAAGCAAACGAACCTTTAGCAACCCAGCAACTTCGCAACAAAAAATGCAATCCTCCGTTTTCACTTACGTTACCAAGGATTACAAACGTAATGGTTCAACGAGTGTAAAGGTTATTCTATTCATCAAACTTGACAACGACAAGGTCTTTGTTAAGGCATCCAGTCCTGGGAAAGGTATGGGGATAGATGTCGTGATGTCTTATGATGAACTTATGAAGCATAAGTATTTGAAGGCGTATTATGAGTTGTCGCTCAAAGCAATTGGAAAACCCAGTCTGGATCCCCAATACGGAGTCTTGGGTCCGAAAGGTTCGGATGCGATAGATGCGATGTATATTGTTGAAGATATTTTGACCAAGGAAAAGGTGGCAATTAAAGGCGAAAGTTATCACACGAATTACTCTCCTGATTATTACGAAGATTTGAGTGACGAAGATTTGAGTGACGAAGAAGAAGAGACGGATGTTGAGACGGATGTTGCGACGGATGTTGCGACAGATGCCGAACTCGCAGCGTTTAACGCCGCATACGATGTGAAGTTTGACGAGTCCAACTTTGAAGAGAGAATCGCTATCTACACGACTCTCGTTAATAACTTGTAGATGAATGTAGTCTATGTATATATGTATATTTTTTATTTTGTAAAAATTGATACAATATCTTTATACTTCCTTATAAAAGATCCAATTACGATGGATCCGATTGAACTCTCTGTCTTTTCATACAAGACTTCAAAGAACATACCCTTCAATATGCCGTCACGTTTCAAGGATATTGTCTTCATCAAGTTTGAAGACAACAAGGTATATGTCGAAGCTACAATCGTGGGAGTGGGAGGTGGAAATAATATCTATATGCCTTATGATCTGCTTATGAAACATAAATATTTGAAACCATATTATGACTTATCTTGTAAAGCAATCGGAAAACCGAATCTGGATGCGAATTATTACGGAAGCGAAGACCCTGAAAAGTGCAAAACAAAAACGAACGATATCTTCGTAGATACGATCTATATTGTTGAAGATATTGTGACAAACACGATAGAGGCAAAGAAGGGCAATAGTTATCGCTCATTTAATCTGGAAAAAATGAAAAACACAGAAGTAGCAACTGGTGTCAAAATAATGGAGTTTAACGCAATCTTTGAGAAAAAATATTGGTATGATCGTGACGTGGATGAAGATTTTGATGAGAGAATCGCGATCTACACGGAACTTGTGAATAACTTGTAAAAATGTAGATGTAATCGTAGTAATACGTAGTATATGTATATATTTTTTTATATTTTGCTAAAAAATGATTTGCTATATCTAGATTTTCTTCACAACAATGGAACTTTCTGTATTCACTTACATCGCAAAGGATTTCAAAAACGACGAACCCTTGTATTTCAAAGAGATCATATTTGTAAAGTGTGGCAAAAAGGTATATATTGAGATTACATGTGGCGTAGATATGAATGATGTAGCGGACGGATTAGATATGGGCATAATGGATATCGTTATGCCTTATAGAGAACTTATGAAACATAAGTACTTAAAGGCGTATTATGAATTATCACTTAAAGCGAACAAGAATTGCGGCAAATGTGATACGCTCTATATTATAGAGAATAGTTTGACAAACGCAAAGGAAGCAAAAATAGGCAAGTGTTGTCAAGTATTTAAGCTTAATAAAATGAAAAAGATTAGGGTTGCTCCTGAACCCAATATCACTGAGTTTATCACAAACTACAATTTGAAATATGGATTTGAGGAAGCAGACTTTGACGAGAATATCGCGACATATCACGAACATTATGAGTTGATAAAATGAATATTGACTTTACTTTAAGTAATTATGTAATTCTCTTTAGGGTATTTATTTCTTTTTTGTTTCAATATTATATTATATAATATTAGATGGATCATATTTTAGAAGATTTACAACAAAACAGACAAATTAAAGGAATCGCAAATATAGCATTTAATACAATTACAAATAAAAAAAAATCACCAAATACACCAAATAAAGGAACACCACCAATAAAAAAAAAGTCACCTACATTAAAACTACCTAACAGACTAGACCATTTACCAGAAGATATTATAACAATCATTACACAAAAAAGTTTAAAATCTTTGTATACATATAAATTAGTAGATGGAATTCCAGAGGATAAATTAGATGTGGATGCTTTATTTGTAAATCCTAATGCTTTATATTATTTACTAACAAATGGAAAACAAATTAATTATTATCTTTTATCAATTAATCCAAATCCAATAGTATTTAAATTATTAAAGGATGAAATAAAAGATAAACCAGAAGTACATATAAATTGGCATTTATTATCATCAAAAACAGAACCAGCTGTTTTTGATTTATTAAGTGAAAGATATAAATTTGAAAATAATTTATCAAAAGAAGAATATGATAGATTACAATTACCTTATAAAATAAATTGGAAATTATTATCAGCGAATCCTAAAGCAATTGATATATTAAAAGAAGAATACGATAATAATCCTAATTCAGACAAGCTTGTATGGTCTGCTTTATGTAGTAATCCTAAAGCAATTGATATATTAACAGAAGAATATAAAAACTATCCTAATTCAAACAAGCTTGTATGGTCTGCTTTATGTAGTAATACAAATCCAAAAATAGTTAAATTATTAGAAAAAGAATTAAAAATATTTCCAGAGAATATTGATATGAATGCGTTAGCAGGAAATAAAACAACAGAAGTTATTAAATTTTTAAAAAATAATTTTGATTTAATAAATAATAATGATCTGAATTTTTGGAGTATATTATTTCGTAATTCAAACTCTGAAAATTTAGAAATAATAAAAACCGTATTACCAATTAAGAGTCATTTACCAGAAAGTAGCTTATCAAGATATGGATCCAGGGAAATTATTGCTTTTTTAAGAGAAAAAGATAATAATTTTAGGATATCTTTGGATGATTTAGCAAGTAATCCATTACCAGAAGCAATCGCATTATTGAAAGAGAAATTAGCAAAAAAAAAAATTACCCCGCTTATTTGTAAATCTTTATCAGAGAATACAAACCCAGAAGTTATCACATTATTAAAAAATGAATTTGAAGAGAATAAAGATAATCCTAACATTTTATGGAGAACATTATCTTCTAATACAAATAAGGATGTGATTGATTTATTAAGGAAAAGAATGAAGTATGAAAATAGTTTAACAAAAAAAAGATATCAAAAATTAACTATGTATCATATGATAAACTGGGATATAGTATCTAAAAATCCTAATGCCATTGAATTAATAAAAGAAAGAATAATATATCAAAATTTACCAGTAAATATAGATAGACTTAAAGACATAAATGAAGGTCAGATAAACTGGATAGCATTATCTAAAAACCCTTCAATTTTTACTATTGATTAAGAATATACACATCCCATAATCCACTGAATAAATATGTCATAATTTGCTGCTTGTATAATAAAAAATGACTAACTTTATTAGTAAATATAATCACGCGCAAACCACTGTTGTACGTCTTGCGCAAACACAAGACACCTTTCAAAGACCTCAAAGACCCTTTCAAAGACCTCAAAGACCCTTTCAAAGACCTCAAAGACCTTTCCAAAGAGACAATGTTCACCAACATCGTTTCAGTTTCCAACAACGTGACCAATCCCGAATATTCGCTTGAAACTTCCGAATATGAAGGATACGACGAAGGCATGAACGAACAAAGCGAGATGTATATAGAACATCCCATCGGTTCGTTGGTGTTTTCAGCGTATCATTATCATAGCAACAGGAACCCTTTCTATGTCTTGTTTATTAAGAATGGTTCATTGATTTATATTGAGATGATGAATGAGTATACGCGTAGGCACAAGATCGTAGAAGAGATTGTGATGCCATTTAACGTTATGGAGAAAAACGAGAATCTTAAAAAGTTGTATGACTTGTCTGTGATGATGGTGAATACAGACAAGTCAATTTATTATGATACAGTCGGTGTCGCAACAAAGCAACTGATACAAACATACGATACGGATAGTGAAGAAGACGAATGTGACGAAAAACCCAAACCCGTCGTAAGACATTGGTGTATCAGTTGTGATACAGTCTGGAAAGATCTAAGAGTGTCTAAGTCACAGCAATTAAACTGCTATTACAACATAGACCCATTCTCATACGAGTATGAAGTAGATTCGGAGAGAAACATAAATGGTTTTATGAGGTGTTTTGATGCTTTCATAAAATATAATAAGGTCCCTCCAGCGATTGAACAGGAGATTGTCGCGAATTACGAGTATTCGGTTGGAGAGAGGTTGGAGAGATCATAAAGATCTAGAAGATACTAGATACTCTCGCGAATTTCATTGTATATTTGTTTGAGATTATATAATTCTCCGTATGATAATGTTTTAGCAAATAGTTTTTGCTCCTCTCTATATTCTTTATAATGTTCTAATATAGGAACATTATTAAATATAATGTATATCTTGTTTTTAGAAATGGTCAAACATAAATCTATTAAATCTATTTTATCTTTTTCTTCTTCTTTATCTATTATTGATTCATATTCTTTACAATATTCTTCACCTAATAAACCAGGACCAGTTGGGTATAATAAATTAAACCCATAATATTTATTTTTGACATTTTCGCTAATTTTATTTATACATCGTAATAATAAATTGTTTTTTGGTTTAGCAACTATAAGTGCGTTATAAAATCCAACCCGTCCTTCTATCCAATAACCAGGTCTATCTAATACTAGATGTTCTTTTTCTGTCAACGCAATAAATTTAAAATTATTTATACAGTTTAATTTAATATCCGCATAAATACCTCCATTACAATATAGAATACATAATCTCCATAGATCTGCTTTGTAAGCTCCTGGTATTAATGTATCATAGGCAACAACTATATCTTCCTGAAAGTTATTTTTTATAAATTCTCTACAATCATCATCGTCAAACAATTGTATATTAAATTCTGGATTAACTATTCTCATTCTATCTACATTCTCTTGCATTTTTGGAGGTAATTCTTTTGTACCCCATGTTAAATATAAATTTAGTGGAATCACTGAATTATAAGAACTTTTCATTTCAAAATTGGTAGATGTAATCCTTCGTAAATTATCAAATTGATTGTTTTCTTCGTTTTCATGTTCATTTTCATTATATTCATGTAGTTGGTATTTTTTGTAATAGAATAAGATTATCAATAACCCTATCAATATAAAAAACACAAGATAATATTCCCTATCTTCAATCATCATCATAATAAATAATAATAAATATTTTACAAGAAAATATTCTAATTACATTAGGTGTCGCTCAGATAATCGTAGAGGCGCGTTGTTCAAAAGTAATTGTAATGGAGGATTTACAATCGGCAGATCTGATTTATTTGGTTTTATACAGTAATTATAAATTTCATCGGGTGGTATTTGAGGATCATATTCGTTTCCTCTTAGTGTAGTAGCATATACCTCTTCTAACTCTGGTTCATACTTGCTATTCGCACATCCTAGTTTATTATTGTCGCTATTGCTAAGATTATCCTTGTGTATATCTACATTTTCTATGTTATATGTATAGTTCTTCATTGTATTATTATTCGCAATTGTGTTTTTATTATGTTGCTGTGGTTGATGTGAAGTTTGCGTAGGATGCACTTGTTGCGCTTGCAAATATTGAGGTTGTTGTTGGTTGTAAAAGTATATAAATACCAACAATCCTATAAATATAAAAAACAGAAGATAATATCCTTCGTTAGTCTCTTTCTTCATAATTCTTTACTATAATACTAATATAATATATTATGTAATCCTTTCAATCATCTTCGATGAACATCGCCTTTTTTTTTGTGCCTTCTTCGTCTCCTACTTCATCATTCGCATTGTCATTCTCGCTCTCAATCTTCACATTGTCTATATAAAACGACACCTTGTATTTATTGGTCGTATAAAACTTTAATCGCGCAGCGCCCTTTCGCTTAAAGATTGAAAAGTCATCCAGTATATCAATACATAGCGGCGTATATTTTCGCTTCTCTGGAACTTCACGTAGAATTCGCCCGATCGATTGCTGAATGTCCGATATTGGACTCGCGAATATAATTGTATTTAAGGAGGGAACATTAAACCCCTCTGAAGCTAGTTGATATGTCGCGAGGATAATTTGCTTTTCAGAGGATATCGCCAGATCCGCTTGTTTCATTCCACCTACATAAAATCCGTAGTCAGCTATCTTATGATCTACAATGCGGTTCTCAATGTCTTTCAGTTGATTCCTGCGTTCACTCAATATAAGCACGCGTCTATCTGGTTCCTTGCTCAAAATATCTTTTAATAGAGAGATCATAAAGTCGGTGCGTGGTTGAAACGAACAAACATTGTTGATCATTCCAGCACCATTCTCTTTGCCATTCCACATAAGTTTCACAGTAGAATAATCCACGTGCGTTTCAAAGTATTTATGAACCTGTACATTCACATCGCAGAATTCCTTGTTTTTCAGAGTATATACGGATTTCCCGATATAACTCTCAAATACCTTGCGCATCCCATCCTTGCGATTCAGAGTCGCAGACAACCCAAGAATTATAGGGTTGTTCAGTTTCCGGAATGCTTTACAAAATACTTGAGCGCCTGTATGATGAACCTCGTCAATAATTACAAACCCAATGTCCTCAAATATTTTTTCGTCATAGTCTCGCATCGCCAGCGATTGTAGAGACGCGATAATAAAATCCTTGCCGACGACATCAACCTTCTTCTGTTTAATTATACCGACCTTCGCGTCGGGGGCAAACTGTGCGACGGTTTCTATAAACTGCTGATTCAAGAAATCTTTATGACTTATAAAGATCGTTTTCTTTTTTAAGCAACACGCAATATATAAGCTCATTATGGTTTTGCCGAAACCACAGGGAACCGATATAATACCGCCCATTTTTAGAGGATCTCTCGCCGCACTTAAAAAGTTACGTATCGGTTCTTCCTGTGCTTCGCGAAGAGACCCGATAAAATTAATATGAATATCCGCACCACTTGTTAATTTACATAAGGTTGGTGCGCCATACTTTTGAAACCCGTAATATCGCGGAATATAGATTCTTTTCTCATTTTCGCTATACACTTGAAACGTCAAATCTTCGGTGGACGCATTGCCCTTGCCGTTCCCAATATCAAAATTCACTTTCGGGGTCATCGTTAAATCCTTCCTTATATGCTCAAGTTCTTTCTCGGTCAAAGCGGACTTCAAGATTCCATAACCATTATTGGATAATATGGAATACATCACCGCGTTCGCCTATTCTATCAAAAATAGAATATACATATCATTTTTTTATATGGATTATAATAATAGATAAGGATGGTTATTAATTCATTAAGAGGGTTGACAGTAATCGTTTTGGCATTGATCATAATTATCAAAGATATTCCCTTTAAAAAACTATTTAAAGACGCTATAATACAATTTTATCTCGCAGTTGCGTGTATGCTTGTCCTGCTGCTTGTGGATAATATACTCGGTTTCATATTATCTATCTGTGTATTGACACTATATTTTAGAATATATACGAGCGAACTCAAAAGTAAAAGCGTAGGGGGGGATACACGCGATACAGGAGACGCAAGTGATCATAAACACCACAAAGGTTGTGCAGACGATAAATGCGAGATGAATATGGAACATCTTGTAACAGAAAAAATGAAGATACCTGCGAATAACACTATGGCGGATGGTAGTGTTCCGTATATAACCGAAGAAAACCTATTGGCGGCACAATCAAATATTGTGAATCCCGCTGAATATAATCGGGAACAACATAATGAGAATATATATGGTTCACAAGGATTAGATACGAAGAATCTACATATACGCGGGTTTGATACAGCAACCCAGTTTTTGGGATCGCTTTCTTATGATATCATTTGATAGAAATAAAATATAGATTACTAATAAGAAAGATTATTTTTAAATAATGTATGAAGACTTTGTTTCTAATACAGAAAATGACCAGATTGTAGAAAAAATATTTACGATTTTGGGATATTCTATGCTTACACTCGTCGTATATGGAACGTTAGTATGGGCGTATTATAATAGCGATAGAAACCAGTATCTATTTATATCCGCATTCTCGCTATTCGTGCTATTTTATGCGATTATAATTATCGCCATAGTAGTCATCAATAAAAACAATTATGACGCGCTATCGTATACTATATTATTTGGTATCACAATATTTGTGATATTCTCAACATTCTTCGTATGTGTATTTTTTATTCTTAAAAACTTTAATTTAATATCGTCACCCAATTATGCGATTACTCAACATAATTTAAGAATAAACCAAGATTTTATGGCGAACCCCGAATACCGAAGAGGTATGGGTGTAGGAAGTTTATAAATAAATTATATATATTCAAAAAACGACAATACGTAAATGATAGAGAATAGCGATATGGATTTTATATAGATATCAAAACTGATTAAACTATCCTGTAAATTATCGGGCAACTTCTCATATACGGTTGTAATAATACCCGAATGGTAGATTATCACCGCCAATATAACCAATATTAAACTTTTTTTTGCTACTTCAGCATCCGCATAAGATGCTAGACTATCATACTTATTCGCTTGTAAATGTGACGGTGGATATGGATGCGATGGATGGGACGGCATATGTGGATATGACTGTGATGGATGGGGTGGCATCTGCGGATGTGGAGGGTGTAAATGCGACATAGGCGATTTTGATTGCTTGGACATCATTAGTTCGTCATGGAATTCATTTAGGACATCTTGAACTACAGGATCGTTAATGTCATTCACTTCTGTTGCGCCTGGCGATTGCGTTTTTAACGGTAATGTGCTTATCGGCGTTGACATACTCTTATAATTCTATCTATTGATATATAATATTTTCAATCTAAATTATATTACGCGAGGAACATTCTCTCAAAAAATCCAGGAATACTTATTAAATTATCCGGCGTTTTATTAATATCATACGGTTCTAATGGTTTCTCTATTGTTGTACTACATTTCACAGGATACGATGTATATTTATAGCAAGTATCTTCCAGTTTGAAAACGTTTCCTTCTATATCCCTTATATCCGGAGCCGAGTAGATGACACAATTGTCCTTACAAATACGCCGAAATAGAAGAGCGAGCGAGAGACCAAACAAGGCACTCACGATGATTTGCCCAGTCTCGTCATAAAACATTCTGTCTATTGAAACTCTTAATCCTGACGGTTCCTTTTTATTCATTCTAATCTATAAAAATTTAAAAAATAAGAGTATCTTGAATCCTATATCCCTATATAATAGGTTGTGTTAAAGAAGCATCGGTGCATTTAACTTCCTCAGCGTTGTATTTATAGCATTGATTGTCAAGGTTCTTATAGACTATTTTATTTGAGTTATAAGGTGTCGGGTATTTTATGATATTTCGGGTTGGTGGCGAAGATATATACACGTATATAATGCCTAATATAAAAGCAAATACAAAACTAAACCAGTTGATCCTAAATGTACGATTCACGTTTTTTACCATACTTCTATCCTTCCCCTATATTTTTTTATAATTTACATCCTTGATACAACGTTTCGTTATCGGGTTGCGCACCTTGCCCTCCGGACAATCCTTGAGTTTCTTCGGTTCTTTAGGCACTTTCGGTTCTTTAGGCACTTTCGGTTCTTTAGGCACCTTCGGTTCTTTAGGCACCTTCGGTTCCTTAGGCAGTTTAGGTTCTTTAGGCAGTTTAGGTTCCTTTGGCAGTTTAGGTTCCTTTGGCAGTTTAGGTTCCTTTGGCAGTTTAGGTTCCTTTGGCAGTTTAGGTTCCTTTGGCAGTTTAGGTTCCTTTGGCAGTTTAGGTTCCTTTGGTTTCTTCGCTCGCGGCACGACGATACCTTGTACCCCGCTATTGTCATATGTATATATGTCAGGGATCAGGTGATCATTCGCATATTTATGATTTAAATAATCATATAGAGTAGATAATGTTTTTGTCTCTTCAAATATAGATCGCAACTTATGTTTCTTTTCTAAAAATAACTCGTATTCATAATTATTTCGCTCTCTGGGTTTCTTGTAGTCTTCTTCGTATTTCATTATTTTTTGCGAAATGATATTGTTATCTTCGTCTTTTAATTTGAAATATTCGCCAATTTGTGCTTTTATTTTATTTAACTTTGCCGGTTCAACGGATTTGTCATACATATTAATATTTAATATGTTTTTTTCAATATCTTTCAATATATCCATTTACTAATTACGAGGATAAAAATAAAAAATAAAACAGATTAGTTAGTGTAATAAAATATCCTCAAACATACTCTTATAAAATATTTGGAGATTTTCTTCAGGTTTTAATTGCTCCTCGTAAATACTTCGCGGTACATATTTGACAACCACCTTATCTTTTTTACATACCGATTTATTACTGTAATAACCCTGTATAATCATTATAGACCCTATAAATAATAAAAATATCGCAATTGCTTTCATTTCTTAATATAATGAAATAAGAAAAATTAAATAATTTTAAGACGATGCATTATTGAATCCCTAGTTTCTGGGCACTCCACGTATCAACCTGTTCTATACTGCTTTTCACCTCAGACATTTCAATCGTATCCTTTGGATTCGTGTCTGTATCCGCTGAAGTTCCAACAGGTTCCTCCAATACGATCTCATTGTCATCTACCGCATTAACCTCACTAGACTCAGAAAGTGTGTTAACAGATAGTGATGTTTTGCGAGCTTCAAAGATCACGTCCTTATCGGTCATGTTTTTCTTATATTCTTTCATTAGGGTATTCAGTTGTGTCTCCGCGTATTCTTGATTCTCCAAAGTGTCCGGATTCGGTGACCACGGACACCAACAACCCATCTGTGCAATATAGATGTTGAACTTATTATCAATCTTCTTAATAAATTCACTGCGATTCTTCGCCTCCTCAATCGTATCAAAAACTCCACGAACCTTGATGCCACGGATAGATGTCGTAAAGTTATTATCACGGTGATACGACGACTCCAACTCTTGATTATGAATAGACTTGTAAAACCCATATTGTTCGCTCATATCCTTCGCATCAAAGATAAACGCATTATTCTCCTTTACCGAATCCACAAAGTCCTTTGAATCGCTATATTTCACAGCTATACCATCCAGTAGCGTAGTCATATCCTTGCTAAACTTCGCAAGAAATTGACTGAACATATACGCTTCCTTATTCACAAGGACATCCTCGGGACTCAAAAAGGAAAGCAGCACAAAGTTCTGCCCCCTGATCGGTTTATCCTCATCCAGATAATCTACCTCCTTTACGCTTACAACATCTGCGGACATTTTCTCTAATCTAATAGTATTATAGAATTTAAATCTTATATATATTTATTGTAATAATATTTTATGTTGTATTAGTAGTAATAATAGTATAATATAGAATGGAATACACTGTTGATTTCTGGGATGTCGTTATAAGACTCCTTAAATATGCCTTTGAAGGTCTTATCGTCGCCTTCGTCGCCCTTATATTACCAAATAACAAATTGGATTGGAGTGAAATCTGGATGCTCGCTTTAACTGCCGCATGCACCTTCTCAGTTCTTGACTTGTTATCCCCTGCGGTTTCGGCTGGCGCGAGACAAGGTGTCGGTCTAGGTGCCGGTTTCAGGATGGTGGGTTTCCCTAACGGATTCTAAATATAATATAAGATAAGACTTAGAGCGACGGTATGATTTCATAATTCAGTTCTAAACATATTTTTTTCCATATTTGGTCTTGGACATATAGTTTCTCTCTACTTTTTAATAGTGGGAAATATTTGAGATACTCATTCAGTCCTAATATTTGAAAAAATTTATACAAAACATAACTATAAGACAAAAAATTCTTGCGATCTTTCGGGCAATGTTTTAAAAAAGGCGCCTGAATATTGCGAAACATATTACACAACTTGTCCTCCAATTCTTGACTAAACTGTGGAGTGGGTATACCATTGATCCTGTTAATAATATAATTTATATGCTCATAATATTTATTAATCCGGAGACGCTTGAGAATATCCCTCATCTTGTTATAAGTGATAGTTTTCGTATCCACAATCTTCTCTTTTTTGATTTCTGTTAAAATCTTTTCAAATATTTCGTCGGGAATATCTGTGCTTTCTTTCCCCTGAACCTGATTGCACCATTCGCGAAAATGATTAATCCGCTTATAACTAAAGTGCGACGTATCCTTTGTATTCTGTTTTAATATAGGACGATTCTGCTCCACCAGAAGCAACTCCTGGTATCCGCAAATATTACAAATGATGATCGCGTCGTGCTGTAAACACGTCATCTGGTTCTTACAATTTTTGCAGATCTCAATATCCTCCTCTTCAACATTGCGAACATACTTTTTATTTATAATGGACATATATTTATCTACGAGGGAACTTTTGTCTATCGCATTCTCTTTGACGCTCTTTGAGTAGTCATTCGCATTCACACCCGTCTCACAGGGTTTATTGTCGTTATCGCCCGTTAAATTATTTTCTGTATTTAAATTATTAAGAGCATCCAACACATTTATTGTAGTCGCAGATACGGACGACCTTTTCTTCTTGGAATCATTCTTGTAGATTTTCGGTTGCCTGCTCAACAATTCGCTTGCGGATATACAAACTCCATTTGATATAGACGCGTGGGTATTACTTATGTTAGATTGCTTCTCCACCGTATCGTAGTATTGAAATAATATATAACTGGTATTCTTATAATACTCAACTTCGTTATACGAATCTAGTTCTTTAATATTGTTTTTAAGTTCAATAATTTTTTCTCTTATAATAATATTGCTAGTCCATAAACAATTCATATATTCCCTGTCCTTGTCTATACTGTGAATATTCTTGTGAACCTCTATATTTTCCATTATGAGGTTGGATTGAGCTTCCAAGTCCTGTAATAATATCTTGAAACCTTCCTTGTCTTTATTTGTAAGTTCAAACTTCTTTATAATATTGTTATGCATCGCATCTAACGTAAAAACCTCATTATTGTCGGAAATATATTTTTTTTTTGATGATTTTTCTTTGAACATCGTTATTATAGAATAATAAATAACTTTTTATATAATAAATAATATGTATTAATACATATACATACATTTAATTCATATTTTTTTCTCCTCTAATAGTATAAAGAATATAGCGTAAATGGGTGGTGGTCTTCTTCAATTAGTAGCTTACGGAGCACAGGATGTTTATTTAACTGGTAATCCTCAAATTACCTTCTTCAAGGTTGTCTATCGTCGCCATACGAACTTCGCGATTGAAGCTATTCAACAAACCTTCAATGGAACCGTCGGATACGGACAGACTGTAAATTGCCAAATATCCCGCAACGGTGATTTAATCAACCGCGTATATCTCCAAGTAGAATTACCTATGATCACCGGTATCACATCCGATTTAACTAATGGCGCGCGATATGTAAATTACATTGGTCTTCGCCTCATTAAATCCGTTCTCATTGAGATTGGCGGTCAACAAATAGACAAGCATTACTCCGATTGGTTATACATCTGGAATGAACTCTCCCTACCGCGTGGCAAGCGATATGGTTATGATACTATGGTTGGTGCCGACAAGGACGTTACATCATTTAATGGGGCAACCCTTTATATCCCCCTTGAATTCTGGTTTTGTCGCAACGTCGGTCTCGCTCTTCCTTTAATCGCTCTCCAATACCACGAAGTTAAAATTAAGATTGATTTTGAAACTAAGAAAAACTGCCTTCTGAACAGAAAACCTGACGGTGTAACCTCTGTGTCGGAAGTATATGACGAAGCAGCAGCAACTACTGCCGGTACTATTATTCCTAACATTACCGATATGTCTCTGTGGGTTGATTATATATTCCTTGACACTGACGAACGCCGACGATTCGCCCAACTGTCCCACGAGTATTTAATTGAGCAACTTCAATTCACCGGAACGGAAACCCTAAACGGCGCTTCCACCAACCGTGTTAAGCTAAACTTCAATCATCCCTGTAAGGAACTTATATGGGTCGCAAAACCTAACAATTTTGCTCGCAAGGCTTGCTGGTATAACTACACTGATACTGATAATGTAGATTTTACTGACTCATTAATTAATGAAATGCCTCAATCCCACAGCACTGGACCAGGCGTGCTAGCACTACCTATCAATGATTATGAATCATCAAATTATATGGCAGGTTTCAACTTTGGATTTACCAATGGAACTTCCGTTACTGCGTCATCGCCTTTCACCGATACTATACTACAACTGAACGGCAATGATCGTTTTAGCGTTCGCGACGGTACTTACTTCTCTTACGTGCAACCTTTCCAGCATCACACTAATATTCCCACTAACCCTGGTATCAACGTATATTCCTTCGCTCTCAAACCCGAAGATCATCAACCCAGCGGAACCCTCAATATGTCCCGTATTGATACCGCTACGCTAATGGTTACCACCAAGCCCGATTTAAAAAATACGCTTTCATCACAAGATCCTCTCACTTATGAAGGTATTAACATATACGCGGTCAATTACAACGTCCTCCGTATCCTCTCGGGTATGGGCGGTCTCGCCTATTCAAATTAAATAATTCTAATTATATATAATTAGACATACTCACGTAAATACGTATTATTTAATTCTTTTTTTTTTCTCCTCTAATAGTATAAAGAATATAGCGTAAATGGGTGGTGGTCTTCTTCAATTAGTAGCTTACGGAGCACAGGATGTTTATTTAACTGGTAATCCTCAAATTACCTTCTTCAAGGTTGTCTATCGTCGCCACACGAACTTCGCGATTGAGGCGATTGGTCAAACTTTCAATGGAACCCCCGGATATGGTAATCGCGTAACTTGCCAAATATCTCGCAATGGCGATTTAGTCCATCGTATGTATCTTTCTCTCAAAGTACCTGATCTTAAACCGCTTTGCGCCTTCTATGGACATCGCGTTATAAACTATGTAGAAATTGAGATTGGAGGACAAAAGATAGACAAACATTATTCGCATTGGTTATATGTATGGAACGAACTCTCACTCCCTGTGTCAAAGCGCGATGGTTATAATAAGATGGTTGGTCAATCCGGTGGAGATCTAAAGGATCAAACTCTTTATATCCCCTTGGAATTCTGGTTCTGTCGCAATGTCGGTCTCGCACTTCCTTTAATCGCTCTCCAATATCACGAAGTTAAAATCAACATTCAATTTGAAACCGCCACATTATGCCGTGGTTCAGGAACCGAACTTGACGCATTTCCCAACGCAACCCTATGGGTTGATTATGTATTCCTTGACACCGATGAACGCCGCCGATTCGCCCAACTGTCCCACGAGTATTTAATTGAGCAACTTCAATTCACGGGTTCAGAGTCTGTTTCATCTACCAAGTTAAACTCTAAACTTGCTTTCAATCACCCTTGCAAGGAACTTGTATGGTTTGCAAACAAGAAGGCACACGCGACAGATCAAGCCCTTATCAATAACAATTGGTTCAATTATACCACCTCTCCGGATGTTGTCACAATGCCTTACTATTATAATAAGAAACAATTACATAATAACGCAATCACTACTACTTCTTTAAATACTGTCGCTTCCGCCAAGCTCATATTAAATGGCAATGATCGTTTCTCTGGTCGCCCTGGGTCATACTTCAATCTTATACAACCCTTCCAGCATCACGAGAATATCCCTGCTAACGCTGGTATCAATGTGTATTCTTTCGCCCTTAAACCCGAAGAGCATCAACCCAGTGGAACCCTCAATATGTCCCGCATTGACACTGCTACTCTTTCCCTTGAGTTCCAAACTGGTTTAACAGAAAATACCACTTTAAGTGTGTATGCTATCAATTACAACGTTCTCCGTATCCTCTCGGGTATGGGTGGTCTTGCATATTCCAATTAAAGAATGTATCAATGTCATTATTTTATATAGGAAACGAATGTATTAATGCCCTTTTTTTTTTCTCCTCTAATAGTATAAAGAATATAGCGTAAATGGGTGGTGGTCTTCTTCAATTAGTAGCTTACGGAGCACAGGATGTTTATTTAACCGGTAATCCTCAAATTACCTTCTTCAAAGTTGTCTATCGTCGTCATACGAACTTTGCTATCGAAGCGATCGAGCAAACCCCTACTGGCAGTAATTCTCTCGGTTCTCGTGTGAGTTTCCAAATCACCCGTAACGGTGATTTAATCCATCGTGTTTATTTCTACGGTGTAATTACAGCATCATCCACAGGTAACGCTGCTGATGCGGTTGCTCTTGTTCCTAACTTTGGACAAAAACTGTTAAAGACAATTGAACTAGAGATTGGCGGACAACGTATCGACAAGCATTACTCCGAGTGGTTATACATCTGGAACGAACTCTCCCTTCCGATCGGAAAACGCAACGGATACAACACGATGGTTGGTGCTAACGCACGCAATGTTAGCACCAAACTTGGACAAGGAAAAAGCTACGAACTATATATCCCCCTTGAGTTCTGGTTCTGTCGCAACGTCGGTCTCGCACTTCCTTTAATCGCTCTTCAATACCACGAAGTTAAAATCAACATTGAATATGAAAGCGAAGCATTAATGAAGGATGATAAATCAACTAACTTCACATTTGAGGAAGAAAACAAAGCAGCTGCTACCCCTGCGGTTGTTCCTACCGCGAATAGTGCTCTTACTGGCAACTTAACTCTTAAATTAGAAAAGGCAACTCTGTGGGTTGATTATATCTTCCTTGATACCGATGAGCGTCGCCGATTCGCCCAACTGTCGCACGAATATTTAATTGAACAACTTCAATTCACCGGCGCTGACTCTATCACTTCTTCTGGCGAATCAATGAAGAGTATCCGTATGAACTTCAATCACCCGTGTAAGGAACTCATCTGGACTATCAAGAATACCGCAGCAAGCGTATATTGGAACAATTACTCCACTGGTGGTAAAAATGGACTGAATAATAATGATCACCTTGATTCAACCAACCCTGTCACGAGCGCAAAGATAATGCTTAACGGCAATGATCGTTTCGCAACTCGCAAGGGCGATTATTTCTCGCTCGTCCAACCTTACCAGCACCACGAAAATACCCCCGACAAGTTCCACCAAGGTATCAACGTGTATTCCTTCGCCCTTAAACCCGAGGAGCATCAACCCAGTGGAACCCTCAATATGTCCCGTATTGATACCGCTGTGCTCTCGCTGTCTTCACAGACGACCGGTGTCATAAGCATCTATGCGGTAAATTACAACGTCCTTCGTATCCTCTCAGGTATGGGCGGTCTTGCCTATTCCAATTAAAGATTACCACGCACACGATCTCTCCTTTTTATTATGTATTATAAAGTATATAAAAATAAAATTATTGATTTAACATATTAATCAGGTATTCTGATTTTTCTTCGTCATCTAGTATTGGATTTGGATCATTAATACCATACATATCAAACAACCTTTCAAGTGAATTTGATAATCCCCGTTCTAGTTTCGTTAGATCCTTACCCTCTAAACTTTTCTTTATTTTCTTTAATTTATCTAAAAAGACGGCATAGGATGTTATCATAAATGCGTTATCTATACTGCTGATATCAGTCTTCGTGAATAGATTGTCAAATTTGAGGATGTTTCCTTCGCATATTTTTTTATACTTTGTTAATAATGCCATTACGAGATCCCTATGATCATTGTATTCTGTAACAAATTGTAATATAGCTTCGTATTTATTTTTATCATCATTTTTATCATCATTAGTTGCTTTCTTTATATTTTTTTGTATACGTTCTTTTAATTTTTGTAATCCATATGATGAATCAGTATAATCTTCTAAGAGATTGTCTATTTCGTTCTTTCCTTTCTCTGCTTTTGCTTTTTTATCTGCTTCTGCTTCTGCTTCTGCTTTCTCTGCTTCCTCTGCTGTTTCTTTAACTTTAACTAAACAAATAGTTGCAACATCAGTAATTTTCTTTATTGCTTCCTTTACTATTTCTTCTTCTTGTAATCCATTTGATGTTGAAGAAACTTCAGTAATTTTCTTTATTGCTTCCTTTACTATTTCTTCTTCTTGTAATCCATTTGATATTGAAGCAACATTCGTAATTTTATCTATTGCATCTCTTACTATTCCTACTATTTCTTCTTCTTGTAATTCATTTAATTTTGAAGAAACATCAGTAATTTTCTTTATTGCATCTTTTACTATTTCTTCTTCTTGTGATTCATTTGATTTTGAAGCAACTTCAATAATATCATTTATTGCTTTTCTTACTTCTTCTTCTTTTAATGTTGAAGCAACATTAATAATATCATTTATTGCTCCTATTACTATTTCTTCTTCTTGTGATTCATTTGATTTTGAAGCAACTTCAATAATATCATGTATTGCTTTGGTTACTACACTTACTCCTTTATTATTTTCTTCATCTTCATCTTTTAGGAATGAACCTGTTTTTGTAGCAATATTGATAATCTCTTTTATTGCTAATCTTGCTACTATTTTTTCTGCTTCATTTTTATCTTCTTCTGCATCAATTATATCATTTTTTTTCTTTCTTTTTCTTAATTTATTTAATCTTTCCTTTGCTTCTTCTAATCTTTCTATTGCTTGTTTTAAGTTTATCGCGTCTTCTAATTCTTCCCTTGCTCCTTCTAATCTTTCTATTGCTTTTTCTAATTCTTCGTCTGCTTCTTCTAATTCTTCTTCCGCATTATATTTTTCTTTTTGTGCTGCTAATATTTGTTCCGCACTATTTTTGTTTGTTTTAAGGTTGTAGAAAGTTTCCGTTCTATCAAAAAGGGTTGTTTTTTTTTCTGAATTTTTTTTCGCTTTATCAAACACCTCTTTTTTTTCTTTATAATTTTTCTTTGCATCTGTTAATTTTTCTTTCGCTTCTTTTAAGGATAATATATTCTTAACTGCTTCCACTTTTTCTACTTTTTTTGCTGTCCTTTTTTTTGCTCTTTCTTCTATTATTGCTTCTTTTTTTGCTTCTCTTAATATTTTTTTTGCTTCATTTGCTACATCGACTGCTATAATTATAGCGTCACTGACATCTTCATCTTCTTCATCATTGTTTTTTTTATTTTTATTTTTCTTCGTATTTCCTTCTGTTATTTGCTGTTGTTGTAATGATGTTTGTTGCTGTTGTTGTAATGATGTTTGTTGCTGTGGTTGTGATGATGTTTGTTGCTGTTGTTGTAATGATGTTTGTTGCTGTTGTTGTAATGATGTTTCACTACTTGATTTTCCGCTTACTTTAGCAAAAACAGCACTTAAGTTTTTACTTACAATATCGCTTTTCACAATTTTGTCTATCTCATCTCTAATATCTGTAAAATTATAATAACTCACCAGATCATTTAAAAAACTTTCTCCAATAAGGCACAATTCCTTTTCTTTCGCTTCCTTTAATTCATTCAATGTATCAATAGAATAATTACCAGACAGTTTAATATATGTTAATAATCCCATCATTTCTTCGTATTTGAAACATTGTATTTTTTCATAATTATCCCCATTAATATATTGTAAAGATATATAGCGCGAGTTATCCATTCATCTAAAATAATTAGAGATATATATATTCTAGAATTTCGTCGCGATTATACTCGTAAATAACCATATAAACATAGTGAAGAGCGTCAGCGTCTTTGAGAGTTGCTTTCGTTCTTCATAGTTTAATATTTTAACGTTCGTGACTGTATCGTCTTCGTCATTCGCTTCATCCTTGAACTCGGGTTTCTTCTTGATATTCAATATGATCGGTATGACGATCAATAATAGTATGAGCGATGTATGGATTAACAACCGCGAGATACCATTCGTCCCCATATAAAAATAGTAAAACAACGAGCGGATGCTATTGATAATTCCATTGAAATTCATGTATTTAACATCATAACTATTATCTATATTAATGAATAACACGACAAACCAAAATAATATGATATATATGATCGCATAATATATGAACCCTTCGTAGAAAGATTTTATAATATTGATGTCAATACACCATTGCACCATAAGGATCGTGATATACCGGATAAAAAAGGTGGCAATAATAAATACGATTCGGTCATCTAGAGTAATCTCCAACTCTTCCAAAGGATTATGCGGATCATTCTCAAAATCCTTGATTTTCTTTATAATGTCCTCTTTATTTGCCTCCCGACCTTGTATAGATAACGCGTTATATGTTTCAATGTCGTTTGATAATTGGTCAATCTTGTTATCTGACTTGATGCGAACCAACTTGCCCTTGTTCTTGTCATTTACATCTCTAAACTCATCTTTGATGATAGGAGAGAGATTACTATAACGTTTCCTATCTAAGTATTGCGCTTTCAATGTATCGTCGCTATATTTTTCTTCTGCCTTTGCTCCGCCTACTAATTTATATGTATCTACTATTTTTAAAAGTTCTTTTTTTAAATAACTATGTGGTATTGGATTATTATCTACATCTATATTATCCCTCTTTTTTTCTACATTTTTTTTAGCAGTTTCTATGATTTTTTTAGCACCTTCTATCATTTCACTTGTTGGGCGCACGGTATTTGATTTATTTTTGTTTTTTAGAAATTTTAGAAAGTTACCTCTACTTTCGTCGCGAATGAATCCTCCTCCTGAAACAGGATAACTGTTTATAACTTTCTCAAATTCAGATAATTTTTTTTCATATTCTTCTATTGCTTTTAAAGTTGTTAAATCCCCATTTTTAAGAGATTTAAGAGATTTAAGAGATTCAATAAATTGTATTATTATTTTATTATCTTTATCTTCATTTTCTTTCGCACCCTTTAATTCATTAGCATCTTTAATTAATTTCTCTATAACAGCATCAGCATCAGCATCAGCATCAGCATCAGCATCAGCATCAGTATCATCAGCAGTATCAGCAACAGTTTCCTCTTGGGATTTTATTTGGGATTTTATTCTTTCATTCGCATTTTTTATTCGTTCTTCTTCCTTTGCCGTTATATTCTTATTCTTTGCTCCGCCGCCAGTCTTCACACTATTAATTTTATTTACATAATCGTTGATTTCTCGTATTAATTTCCTCTCCTTTACTCTTAAACTCTTGACGCTATTATATTTATTTAATACATTCTTCAATGTATCCCTGTCATTATCAAACGTTTTTAATAGGGTCATATAATATTCAAAACGTTTTGCGTCAAAGTTCTGTAAATCAAAATCGCTTATTAAATCCGTATTCAACTTGACATTTTCACCCACATTATCACTTGAAGTGTTAAATAGCATATTATATGCGTATATGGATTGTAATGCTTCTTTATTCATTATTTATACCTTCCTTAATCGTATTATAGATAATAAAATTAGTCTAAATTAAGGATATAGATCATCTTCGATATAATCGCAATTAGCACGACTAGAATCGTGATACCTACTAGAATATAGGAATACACGTCACGGTAATAATAATACAATACAAAGAGCATCAATATAATAATAAAAAACCAAAGCACGCAAACGCTCGTGGTCATCCTGTATGTGTTATACGCGTTGAAAATTGCTTTCGGGTTGCTCAGTTTTTTGTCTAGGCAATACGTCAAATAATTCTTTAAATCATCGCCATCTATGTATTTATTTGAGTCTAGTTTCTTGAGTGTTGGATCGTAATCTACGAATATCTTCTTATAGTCGTCGTCTGTAAAGCTCTCTCCTTTTGTTAATCTATCCAAGTTCATATCAAACTTCTTATAGTTGAATGGTATATAGGATGCTGGCATTAATTCCAATGGCAATATTCCAAATATGTTAAAATACCTTCCGTTATCACTACTACTGATTGGTTTGCTTGTTCTCACTGTATATGCTTGGAAGAATTTACCATACAAGATTCGCATTCGGTCAGTTATCTCGTCGTCCTTCTTGGTATTTTCTGGATATCTAAGCATATACGTATCCTTGTGTAAAAACTCGCGCATTTTCTTTGCGAGATCATAACAACATTTACTACGATCACCATTCTCGAGCACCTCTTTCGCATTAGTGAAGTCTACTGGTGTATCTTCACAATCAGCAGTACAGGCGACCGTGTCCTCTCTTTCTTTTTCTAGTTCTTCTAGGGTTTTTGTTTTTGTCATACTGTATTTAATAGTTAAAAAGATTATTTAATCTTGGAAAAGATGGTTCCCGTAATATATAATAATAAGATGAGCATATTTACAAAATATGTAAGTTCAAAATATGTCGTTGATATCATGTCTGCCTTCATTAAAATAGCATCTTCATTTTCATACGATTTTTCAGGGGCAGTATCGTTTATTCTGTCACGGAATAAATATCGCGCCTCTTTGATATCGTTCGCAATTGTGGTTTTGTTATCGTTATTCAGCGTATTATTAATACTCTTGATGATATTCAGCAAGTAATTATTATTTTTATTTGAGGATAGGATGACATACTTTGTATCTAAATAATTATACATATAAGTCAGCTTGCTATAATTAGGGTGTGCTGTTAATAAATTTATATTTTTTGAATCTTTCCCAAAAGTATCATCAATTACAAAGGTATCCGCATAAGACACATTTGAAATTAATTTATACAATCCAAGTGTGTCAATACTAAATTTATTAAGAGAAGATGTAGTAATATAATCAATTCTATTATAATTTATATGCCCCATAATTAATAAATATTTTGCGATTATTTTAATTATACATTTACTCTGTATATCTTTATTCTGGTTTGTAGAATCTTCATCTGTTATATCGTTCAATATACTTGTCATATCTTTACTTTCTTTTACTATATTTAACTTATTTTCTAATATATTCTCAAAATCTGAAGTCACACCCTTTATGAAGGCATCATAATCTGTTTTGGTTTTTAATATTAATATAAACTTATGCGGAATGAGTTCGCCCTTGTTTTTATAAAATTTAAAATATTTAAGAAATTCAGGTTTATTTTTGTTTTTTAACTCTTCTTCAAACAACTGAATACACCTTTTAATAATAAGATAAATCTTTGAAATGAGGGACTTTTTAATAATATTAGTTTTAAAATATGTATCAATACCATCCGCAGTTATGATGGACCCGCCAACATAACCAAAAACACAAGTAAATACATTGTATATTTTATCAATATCATCCTTATTCTTTGTATTATAGAGATCTTTAAACTTCGTCTTGTAGTATTCTCTATAATCATTCTCGTTTGTTAGGATATTCATATTCATATCCGCTAATTTTGACATTGAATTATAAAGATTATAGTCTATGTCATCATTATTATTAATACTTATAGAATCAATATATGCTGATGCTACAGCACCAGAACCACCATTCGTGGGAGTGAATGTAATATTTGGAACAATAGTGTAAGAACCACCATTTGTAACATTTATACTTACTACTTTATCAGCATCAACACCAGTACCTAAAAATGCTGTAGCACTAACACCACCTAATGATGGAGTAAATACAACTATCGGTGCTGATGTATACCCAGAACCACCTGCTGTTACTTTTACACTTGAAACTATAGTAGAATCCAACAAGTTTATATTACCGCTCAATATAGAATAGAATACGTTCGCGATAATATAGTGATGTGTATAATTTTTATTACCCCCGGTGATCTTGTTATCATACATTCGTATATAAGGAGAGACAACCGTATTCAATTTATTTAAAGATCTCTTATAACTACAATCCAGACACTTATAAACCACATTCTTATTAAAGTGTGTATTAAACCAGATAAATACGATTATATATAATACGAATACAACAAGTGAAATGAAAGGTGCTAATATTTTCATGTTCGAAAACCCATTCCAATTCGTGCGAATAGAAGGAATAGAAGCAATAGCAACTACAATAATTACAATTACTATGAATACCCCTACAGATGTAAAAAGTCTTGGTAGATTTGGACGTCCATTTAGTAAAATTTTCTTTAAAAATACAGGCAAAGCATAATCATATCTCCATAAAAATTCGTAATCTGTATCTTTCATATCCCAATATTTCTCATAGAATAAATTCGCGTTATCATAGGAAATATCTGCGGTATATACGTAACTTGTATTACGGTCATTACTATTATACTCGTGCGATGAACTAAATTCTGGGTTTAAAAAACGAGGATCATCTTCGCTATTAGCATCCCCATAATCTCTTGGTATAGAAACCTTTTTGTCAAAAATCAAGGATAATGTTGGTGTATTATACGTTTCGTTTGATTCCCCATATATTTTACTCTTATTTATTGTATCTTTGAGTTTTGTAGTATATGCTGGAATTGTTAATGAATTATAAACAATTTTTGATAATTCTTCAAACGCTATATATATATCTAGAACAGAAGAGATATTCTTGCCTAGCGAATCCGCACATGTATAAATTTTAGTGTATTCAGTAGTTATTCCTTCTGTAACAGCAGTAGTTATTCCTTTGTTAACAGCATCATCAGTATCAGTTTTAGCAGCATCAGTAGCAGTAGCATCAGCAGCATTAGCAATAGCTTTAGCATCAGCAGCAGCATTAGCAGCAGCTTTAGCAGCAGCTTTAGCAGCAGCATTACCGGTAATTCTATATCCCAAATGATTATTTAAAGAATTTCTAAGCGACCACGTCAACGGTTTTGTCTTTAAGATAGGCGTTGTGTTATTGCGGAACGTCATCACGATATTCATTAAATATATTACAAGAAAAATAGAAGCGATGAAACAAGCTAATGTTGTCATTATTTTTATACTTATCACATCTCTTTTTATGAGAACTACACAAAGTGGAATCAGTGAAATCAAGTACACATAAATTACATCAAACGATGCGGATATTTTGTATATTTCATCACTTAAACCAAAATTATATAAAAGTATAGGAATAGATATTGGCGTTGTAACAATAAGAGGCAAAAAAACCGCAATTAAAGCCGCAAGGATCTTATATTTTGATTTAAAATTTGGTTGAATTACTGATTTTAAATATGGATATGTTCCATATCCATGTCCATAGAGAATCAAAAAGCAAACGAATCCTATTATTATAAAAGTTACTATAGCAAAAGATGCTACAACTGTCCTAATAGTGTTTTTATTATTATCAGTATTTTCAGATTGAGGTGCCCATTTAATCTTGAAATAGTTTAGATACCCTTGTTCATCATAAGGGGTATACCTGTAAATTATCATCCATAATAAAATAGTTAGTAGCAAAGCGTGTATTAAAATATAGAGAAATCTATTAAAACTTAAATTTAAATACCATAAATACCATTCCGCCGTGTAATCATATTCCACGGATTCTACTGTGTAATCATATAATTTAAGCATACGATAATAATAGATAAAGATCATTATAGAGATTATGAATACGAATATCGTATAGGTCTTTGAATTGAATACATCATTTGGCATAAGCAAGTTATAACTGTTTTTCGCGATTTGATATCGGTCAGTCTCAGCTTCGCAGTAGATACCATTACATTTCTCATCCATTGTGATTCTCGCCAAATCCTTTATATAGTTGAAATTAAAGATGAACATACTGATATTACGCATCTCATTTAAATAGATGATAATCATCATCGTTATTATGGTTAGGTTTATAGTTGAAGCGAACGCCATTTTGAATTACTTTTACTTTAACTTTAAACCTTAGAAAGAAAAAAAGATAGTAGATACCGATCTATTGCAAAGTATTGTATATATTATATACTGTTACGCTAAATATGATGATTGCGATTATCGTTCCTAATAAATATACGTAGTTCCCTTTGAGCGATATAGATAGGATATAGATCGGGACAATTAAAAAGAACACATAAGCATATATAAAGCGAAATATGTCAGCGACCTTGTTCTTCACTTTGTTCTTCGCCTCGTCGCTGTTATAATACGCGAGACGATTAATATTATGTAATCGTATGAGATGATCATCATTTGTAGCATATATATTCGCCTTACCCACCTTCGCCTTCTTGATACCTTGTGCGTTTGAAAGTTCATACATTGCATCCTTCTTATTAATCGCTACGTGCTCCACCCCATTTATTTTATTTTTAGAATGTTTTTTCAATATATCTATAATAACCTTATTATCAGCATTATTAGTTATTTTATTTTCCTTTAAAAGGATGTCCATTTCTTTCATTAACATTATATATTCGTAGGTTTCAGTGTCATCCTTGTATATCTCGGTAATTTTCTTAGATATTATAGAGAAAAAAGTTACAAACAATAGTATATAGACAATCAGCGCATATATGCTGTATCGCAAGAAATCGTTGATATTTTCGTCGTCACCCGAAGCACATATTTTCAAATCATCCCCCGCATATATAAATATGAAAAACAAATGCACAAATAACAGAATTAACAATGTAAAAAACCCGCTAGACATATCTTGGTAATGCCTGTATAAATATAGTTTTGATTTATCTAATTCCCAAATTATAGCACCTTCGTCTAATTTTACGTAATCATATCCCGTACTACTATTCGCGTCTAGGTCACTGAACGCTCTTTGCATATTTTCAGTTTCTTCTTTCTTTAAAAAAAATTCATCTATATTCTCAAAATTATACAGATAATTCGCCATATTCCACATATACGTATCTTTCACATCAAGATCATTAACCAAATCAGCATCATTGTTCAAGCAGTATTTATTAAAGGTTTCAATCGTCTCATACAAATCGCTATGGTATTTCAATTCAATTACCGGTATCATTGATAATACCACGAGGGATATAAATAATATCAAAAATACTTCTAATGTGGGATTGCGAAACATTTAAATCTAATTATATACGGGATATTTAATATCAGTGTTATAATACAAGAATTTTGAAGGTGATGAAAAATCATACGCGTTTTCGTCTGCGAAACTGCTACTGTCGCTACCATCACCATCACCTCGCCCAAGCGTTTTAACCTGCTTTAAAATGTAATCATTCCCCGATAAAAGTCCGGATGCCATATTAAAGTATTTGCCAAACGAATTGAAATTAAATTGACATGATAGTTGATTACACTTTTTCACTGGAAACACATCTTTAATTACCGTCGTCAATTTCCCGAACTCATAGGTTTCAATTGCCATCTTATTCTCTATACTATATCTATTATTATAGAATATAGAATATCTATCTATTTGCTTTCATACGATTTAAGTGAGTTTGCATTTCTATATCATAGGAATCGCAAACATCTCTTATATTCGCCCATTTATCCTTTTCCTCGTCCGTTTCCGGTTTAGGTTCCTCCAAATTCCACAATTCAATCAACGTATTCGTAACGTTCTCATTATTCTTTCTAAAGATGATCTCTACATCATCTTTATTTATATGCTCTGGTGCTTGTTTCATAACCTCGTCCATATTTCTCTATACTCCTTAAAATTACTTTATATTTATATATTTATTCTTATTATTCTTATGAAAGTTTTCGCCAATTTCATACGCGATCTTCTCGTAAGGATGTTCAGCTGCATAGTTCCGTTGTATCACATCATTAATACTATTCGGTTTGTCATTACGATACAGACATACCATCACATTCTCAATGTCATACGCGTCGGCATCTTTTCCAGCTTCCGGATAATAATAAATTTTATTGTTCGTGTCAGGGTTTGAGCGGATATACTTCGCTTGTTTAAATACACGTTTGTCCAATTCTTTTAACCCCATCTCTTTTATGATGGTGTCAAATATTGCCGGGTTATATCGTTGATAAATATGGATTTTCTCGTGTATTAGGGTATTTGTCAAGTTCAATGCGTCGTATTTTAAAACATTTTTTGATAATAGGATGATGTTCTCTCGTGTATGAGGTAATCCCTGTTCGTACTCTTTTATCACACCAAGTTCATACTTCGTATAGGTGTTTGCGAAGATCCACTTAATATCTGCTATCGCACCACCGTTGAGATGTTTCCCATATTCATGTTCACTAAATACCTCGTTTCTTAAATAGATGTCCGCATCCTTCGTGCACCGACGCAATAAGTCTTTTTCATCATCTGTAAAAGATATCACAGTATCCTCTATCCTGTTAATATATTCCGCTGGTGTTTTGACATTGCGCGCGTGTAAATCCAATGGGGACATATTGCGAACATAACGATCCTTATCTTCCGCAAAAAAACGTGCGGTTTCATTAGATATCATAAAATGGACGTGTTTACCAGTGTCATTACTATTGATATTATAAGCGTAATACATTGTGAATACTGTCGCGAATACCGCCGCAAATGCGAGGACTACCACAAGAACCGCGTATATATACATATTACCTATTTATTACTTGATAATGTTTTATTTTTTATTTTTTTATAACAAGCAATAGAACGATACTTGCTTGTTATATATCCATTTGGGTTTTGCACACATACTTTCGTTTTCACTGAAGTTGATGAACTATCTATTGTGAAAGCGACCCCTTCTGTCTTGCTATGATATGCTATTTTATCATCTGTATCTGTAATTACATACGTGTATGTATATGCTTTTTTATGTTTATCCTTGTTGTTATCAGTACTTATAATCTGTGTATAACTTACAGTGATATTCGCCATATCCTCTGTGTTTATCGTCACATACCCATATGAATTTAATGCGTACGCTTTAATATGAAATTTGTCATTGACTTTCTTATCTTTATCATATAAGGAATCGCTATATTCTCTTGTTAATACGTCAGGATCAGCACCGCCTGTGCCCGCGGTTATTTGAACGACTACTTTGTCATTGTGCTTAATACTCATTATGCTAAAATTATGCGTATCTGCGCATAAATAGATGATATTATGTTTCGCGAATATGTCAAAGAGTTTCAATATCATTTCGACTTTGTGTGGATGGATCGTATCATTTTTGAAACCAAATAAAGGAATGTGCCCCATCACAAATATTTGCTCCTTACGCTTATTTAGTAGAACGCGACCTATAACCTCCCTTATGCTTCTCAAATATTTAATACCAGTATCATTATTGTCAAATCGGTTGGTGTTGATAATAATAACCACATTACCTTTGTTATAACGAACGCCTATATTATCCACATATATATATACACCGTTCTCACATAGATAGTTATCGGCGAATTGATTCGCAATTGCTAACAAATTCAAATATTCTAATGTAGGTTGAAACATTGTATGTGACCTACCGTCCTTTAGTTGTTTTAAATAATGTTTCTGAGTGTTGATATTACAATCTCTCTTCAATATATTATCCTTGTCTTCGTCGTCCTTGTCTTCGTCGTGATTACCTACCGCAATATATACGTCCTTTTTCATCGCGTATAATTTAGCATATCCAGTGATCAATACATCCGTCAAATAAACTTTAAAATTTACGCTGTTAATTTCCAGTGTATTTTGATACCAGTTATCACCTGCGATATATAATTGATTAATATCCTTCTCATTATCGCGAATATAATCCAGCACAATATCGCGATAAATGTGTTCTTTTTTACAATCTATATTATTCCAGCACCCGAAGAATATAAACTTGGTATACTGACTGCCCGTTTTACTACCATTACTACACGCGTCAGCTACTGTAAATCCCTCGCTTTTTGCTTTCGCAACGCGAGAATGAATATCTACATCCCTCGCAGTCTTCGCAGTCTTCGCAGTCTTCGCAGTCTTCACAGTATTCGCACTTCTCGCAAGACGCATTTATTATACTCCCTTATAAATAATTAAGATTTTAGTTATATAAGGAATGTAACACGTCTCTTTGCATACTGTATGTGCCACCGTTTGCACAGTATTTATCGTAAAATTTTACAGTGATTTCGTAGGGTAACACAACAGATACATTGTCGGTTGATACATACCGCATCATATTAACCCACGATATCGTATTGTTGATCGCGCGCTTTAAATTACGAACGCCTTCCTCGCTTTCAATCGTCTCTATAATATGCGTCAACACATCATCGCTGAATAGTATATCTCCTTTTTTTAGGTTATATTGTAGCAGTATCTCGGGTATGATATAATCTTTTGCCAGCACGAGTTTTTCTTGATTGTTATATCCTTTAACATTGATAACAATCATCCTATCTTTTAAAATCGGGTTGATAAGACTCTCGTCGTTAAAGGTGAACACGATCATTGAACGCGATATGTCCAGATCTATTTCTTCAAAGTATCTGTCTGTAAATCTATCATTCTGAACAGGATCCGTAATATGAATTAACGTATTGATAATCTCTTGTCCTTTGTTTGTATTGGATACCTTGTCCAATTCGTCAAATAATAAAAGCGGATTCATAATACCCGTCTTTATAAGCGATTCACATATCTTCCCGTATGTAGCACCCTCATAGGTATACGAGTGTCCTCGTAAAAAAGACGAATCATCCGTCCCGCTCAACGATATAAACGCATTCGGATAATTGAGCGCATTACATATCCCCTCCTTAATCAACTTTGTTTTGCCTATTCCAGCCGCACCTTGGATCCCTATAATATATCCATTTGCTTTTGGAAACGATATCAACTGCGCCAATACGCGAACGATCTGCTCCTTCGCCTCCTTATGTCCATATATTTGCTCATTCATTCGCTCGCGAATATTACTTAAAAACAAGCAAATCGCGTCGTTCCCGTCCGTATTCTTTACTGGAATGTTATAATATCGGTTAAAAGGAACTTCGTTCAATACACCCAACCAATTATTTATTTTGTGATATTCACCAGATGTGCTTGACATCCTGTTTAAACATTCTAATTTAAAAAGAATACTCCGTTTGGTTCTTTCGTTCATTTCTAAATCCAATATCTTAAATCGCATCGGGACGCGAAGAACCTTCTTACTCGCCTCTAATTTATCCTCCAAAATACTTACAACACCCTTCTCTTTCTTTGTCAAAGTATCAAAGTACTTCTTCTCATCATTATTATATTTCTTATAAAAATTATATTTTATTTTTTGAATTATCTTCTTTGGTTTTTGCGGAACCCTTTTTAATATTAAAAATACACCTTGCTTACGTCGTGTATCTCGTTCCATTCGTTCCTCTTCGTCGTGCTTATTAAAAAATCCTCCCGATGGCAACGAACCTTCTTCGTCATCTTCGTCTTCGTCTTCGTCGTTGTCTTCTTCGTCTTCTTCGTCTTCTTCGTCACAATCGCTATATTCTTCATCGTCTTCCTCGTCAGCGTCCGCCTTCTTATTTCCTTTCTTTGTAGTCATTTAAGATATATAAGTTATAACTTTTTATATAATTTATAAAAAAATAATTTCACTAGAATCGCTTTGAAAATTCAGGTCCCCAATATATACTCTTGAAAACCGTTTTAACACGTCTATTCGCCGTGATGTAGTAATAGGATAGGATAATAATGAAGATGATCATACATACAAATATCATTAGCGATAAATATTTGTCGTCAGTAAGATAGTTAATATACATATTATATAATCCTACGAATATGATTGCGGATATTAAAATCGTATTTAAATATAACTTGTTATTTTCTAACTCGTATTTGAGAGAGTTTATGTTGTTATCATTCCGATTTCTACTGTATCCTAGGCTTTTATTCGTATAATCCTTGTTTTCCTTGTCATTCCTTACGACCTCGCTGATTTCCTTGTAAAAATCAAAATTGTCGGTAGCAGGAAGCATAATAGTTACCTTTTCAAAATAACTTATGAACCGTGTATTTAAATCAGTGATTTTGCTTCTTAATTTTGTGAGTTTCTTGTTCTTATAGGTTGCACCATCATTACTACTGCCCCAAGGTGCTGTACTAGCATGGTAAGTAGCAATGTAAGCTTCATGTCTCAATACTTGTAAATCATCACTGGAACTCAAAGCAAACGCTTCTATGTATGTCATATTGGATATAAAGTATATTACAAATAATAATATTATAACACCTAAGCAAGATAGAGATACAGTTTTCACAATTTGTTTATCTACTTTCACGACATTTATACCCACAAGGATTAATAAGATGATCGCCAGTATGATATTGTATGCTAATACTTGACGTTCTATAAATATTTTTTTAGTATTATGGGTTTCATACATATTATTTTGATGAAATACTCTGTTTGTCATGAACCCTATATTTTCGTCTAAAACGCTAATTTCCTCTCTTGTTGTAATATAAGTATCCTTGTAAGAAATCATATCCTTCATTCTAAGTTCAAGGAATGTAGAAGCATTTGTAATTTTATAAGTTGAATAATCCGTTGTGGTAGCCGGTATATTTACTAAATCACCTAGATGACTCGTAAATAGTTTAGTATTATTACCTTCTATTTTATCATCATTTATAAAAACAGCATTAATTGTAATTTTGTCCTCATTAGTATCCTCCTCAATTCTTTTAATATCATATGTTTTTTTAAAAATAGTGTCGTATATAACAAAATCATTTTCTAAATCGTATGATTTTTTAAAAGTGACTATTCCAGCACGCATAGTTGAGTTTTTTACCCAAATTACAACCTCCTTTGATGCATTCTTATAAACTAAAGTTTCATCACTACCCGCCGATGTGGAAGTTATTGATAATGGAGCAGTTGTTACTGTTGTAAATTCCGTTAATAACGAAGTAATTGTGTTATTAATATCACTAATCACGGTTTTTAAGCGTTCAATATTATCGTCGTTGCTCATACTAGTAGTTTCTAAGACCATTGGAACAATAGTTGCTCTTGCCGTGTGTGCATCGGGTGTGAGAACAGGATTTACCTGATAACCTGCACCACGAACAATTGATACAGTGTTACTGCTTATAGTAATTGTCGCCGGGGTAGTTGCAACTGGATCAACTGCTCCGACACTTATAGTTGTAATACCATGACCAGAAGCAAGATTGGAAACAATACCATTAGTAACATCGCTTTTAGTATATTCAATCGCTGATATCCCGTGAGTAGTTTTGTAGGTCGTCATATTATATGTGTCAATTCTAAATGGACTTGGCGTTGTAGGGCTTGTATTTTTAACGTCATTGTACATAACGTTTGAAACGTTTATTATAAATGCCGAATATAATTGCACAAACTTGTAATAATAATATAGAGCTAACACGCTTTGTTTGCGAAAAACTTTATTAAGTCCAAATAAGGTTTTTAATAATAAAACAATGAGCGTCTTATTACGCTCTTCTAATGTTAAACCAACTAACGCACCAACAACTGTACTTTCAATGTATTTTTGATATTTATAACTTGCTGAAATTGATGCCGTATTATATGATGTAGTAGTCTTTGCTGTTGCATCCAATATATTAGTATTTGCTGATAAGTCAGCTGTCCCACTCTTTGTAAAAAAATTGTTATAATTATAATCACTCGTTGTCATACCAGTATCAAAACTTTGTATAGATAAAAATAGAACATTTCTATTTGCTACCTTTCGTATATATCCTACATTCCTTTTACTTCCATGAGGTAGCATAGTATAAGGACTTGTTGTTAAATAAAATCTCGTTTTGTCATTAACTAACTGTATCTCCGCAATATCGTGTTCAAGTGAATATCCTGTAGGTGCATTTGCATCATCAGTTTCTATACAATATTTATACGCTTCTAATATATCGACAAAAACATTGATTGTCTTTAATGTTGCTATAATGTTTTCTTTATTATTAACATGATAACTATATGTTGATGTACCATCGAAATTTACGAAACCCAAATCAAGTTCTGTACTAGTCAAGTCATCATAGTTTTTAATATTAAAATTAACAACCTTTTTAATAAATTTACTGAACTGATCAGTACTATAGACTGCTGACGTCGCTGTACTAGAACCAGGCGCTAATCCTAAATTAACATCACCCGTTATAGATCTCGTCTCGCTAAGTAATCTACCCTCCGCTCTTATAACATCAAAAAATTTACCATTGTATATCTTTAATTTTTCATCAAACCTATTTATTTCACTATTTACAAGTGGTGTCGTCATTCAATATATCCTCTATTACTATATATATTTTTTTTTAGAAGCAAGATCTATAGTAAAAGGATTCTCCGCTATTTTCATTATAACGAATAATTTTTACAATGTCTCCATATTTTAAACCGATCCATTTTGCAATAGGGTCGGTTGGGTAGATTCTAGACATATCTAGTTTGCTCCGAATCATATACTTTTTCATAAAGTCAGAGATTTCACTCTCGGTAAGTTTAATGTGTTGCGGAACATACTCGTGCTTCGTGGGGTTAAACATAAGTTGCTTTACCTGAAAATATTGAAGCATTCCTCCGCTCTTTTGGAATAATTTATCATACTTGTTAAGTTGCGATATAAGAGGCAATGATATCGTGTCATTGTTAAAGATAAGGATGATATTTTGCTTTCCCTTGTGTTTTTTTACAAATCCGGCGATATTCGTATCATCGTCCTTCAATTCGTCAATAATATTCTTTCGTGTCTTTTTGGTTAAAGCAAAAATCAGCGTTGTATGCGATGTTTCAAACTCTATACAACAAGCGTCGCTGTCATATTTATCTTTTTCTATAGACGCTTCGTGTTCTTCAAACAATGTTATATCATCTCCGCGACTTTTGAGCATCTCCTTCAAATTATGAATGACAATATTGATATCCATTTTATCTTGTATATTCTATATTATATAGATCTTATATTAATATCAATTTTTATGTAATAGATCCTCTATTATTTTCGGGTCTATATAACTTTTTTTACAAATGCTATAACTATTATGTAATTTATGAGCAACCATTTCAATCGCCTTTTTAATGTCTTTCTCATTGTCCTTCATATCTGTGTCAGCGTCCTTCGGTTGACGCTTCCGCAACTTCTTATAATAGGTTAAAAAAAGCATATTCGCATTCCACGTTCGCAAGTCCTTTGTGGTGATCGTAATAGAATATGGAGCACTGATTATTCGTAGATATTCATTCACGTCATTTGAGGTGATCACCTTGCCCCCGTCATACCGAAAGATATATGAATCTTTATGATCAATATCTTGAGACGTATCTTTATTTTTTTTATATAGATATGCATAGATTGTCTTGTTGTCACATTCCGCCACATTGCGTACTCCTTTTTTACCGATAAAGTCAATAATGAATTTATTTTTATTCTCTGGAAACTGTAAATGTTTGTATTTTAACGTTGTAAGTCCCACTGAGTTATTGTCCTTTTCGTATTTTTTATTGCCTATCCGGAATCCACACGTTAATATAAGTGTGATAATTACAGCGATCGCCACTGTTTTTTCATCACCGCGACTTAAATCGTCAGCAACCTTCCTCTTTAATTTGGAAAAAAAATGAATGGATGCCGATATCTTATTGTATTTCTTTTTATTCTGTTTCGCGATAAACGCCGGATGATAGAGCACCTGCTTTCGGTTCTTTGAGTCATACCCGAATGCTATAATTTTTTTATTATTTAAAATAGTTACGTTATCGTATGCTGGCGGTATTTTCAATTCTTTAATCCTTTCTATCGCTACACTGTCCGTTATCTCAGTTTTTTCTTCCCCCCTTCCTTTTCCTTTAACTATATAATAAGTGAAACCCGTCTTATAAGTTCCTATACGAATCGTTTTCATATTCCTATATATACATCTTATTACAAAGTAATATTATATTATTCTATATTATTGTAAAACGCTTTCACAAATGGGTTTATTTTAAACGAGTCCTTTGATACATCCATTACACGAATACTTCTCAAACTTTTTGCCCGCGATAAAGCGGTATATGCCTGACCACACGTAAATATGTTGTCCCCCAAATCAATCTCCAGAGCGTCTATCGTCATCCCTTGTGATTTATGGATAGACAGCGCATATGATACCTTCAATGGCAGGTGTAGAATAGACGACTTGGTTTTCTCAAACACATCCTTATAATACGCTATCGTATGAAGATTACCATCACAATCCTTCACAATCGCAAATTCCTTGAACAGTTTCTTAACGACACCTCGCATACCATTCACAACACCATTGCCGATGTCTATATTTCGTGTTACGATTACCTGTGCGTTCTCTACCAATTCTACATCATATTTCGCGATATTCGCCAGACTCAACTCAATACCTTTGCTCGCCTCCGCCTTATATAGACACCTTTTATTACCTTCCGCCTTTAATTTGATAATTTCCATATCATTTATTCTATCAACATTCACGTTTTTAGGATATAATTTCGTAGGTATTATTTCGTCGTCAAACTGCGTATCTCGTAAAGCGTTTAAAACTTTCAAAATATTTTCGGTACATTTGCCCTTCCTAATAATCTGTAGTATCTTTTGAAATAAAACATCGTCATTCTGTCGCACAAGTTCATCCAACATAATAACTTTGATACATGCGTCTTTCCATAATGCGGACAAAAAGCAATACACACCTTTAACTGGAGCTAACTGACAAAAGTCTCCGATAAAAATAATTTGTATTCCTCCAAATGGTTTTCGCAATAATCCTTCATCTTTCAAGTGATGTGATTTAACATAACACAGTAATTCCGAAATATTCTCAAATAAGGATGTGTCCATCATAGATACCTCGTCAATGATTAAAACATCCAGTTCTGCTAGCGTCCTGTAGATACTTGAGCGGTTCTTAATCTTTATAAAGATTTCCGCGAGCGTCTCCTCGCCGATTCCCATACCCATAAAAGAATGGATCGTCTGTCCACCAATAATAAACGCAGCAGTCCCAGTGGTTGCTGTAAGTCCTATATTCTTATTCTGAGTTTTTAACAACTCTATAATATATTTGATTGTATATGATTTTCCGGTGCCTGCTGGTCCGGTAATTAATATATTCTCCCCATTCATCGTTTGTTCTACTGCCAACTTCTGCTTCTCATTTAGCATAGGTTCCCTTATATAGTATCTTCTTTATTCTTTACGATGACAGATGTATCAATTTTTTATGAATATAGAGTAATGTTTGTTATTCAAAAAATAGGTAGTAAACTCATAAAAATAAGGCGCGTATACTGTTAAAAAAACATCCGCCAAAACAACTTACGACTTTCTAATTGGCAAGTAATAGGATTAGATATTGTTTTTGTGTTATTTTTTATTATAGCACATGGGATAATTGTTCTATCTTTTATGTGGGTCATATATATAATATATGATATTTTTCTTTAAGTGTCACAAACATTATTCCAATATCCTCTATAACTTTTTGATAAATTTCAAAATTACGCTATTTTTTTTACAATAATTCGTAATAAATATATTATGTTTTCTCTGTATTCGGTGGATAATTTCGTTATGATATCGCTCCTCTTTTAATGGTGGATATTGGAAATACCATTTGATCAGCAGATCCGTGTCAATGATCTTGTTATGATTATAATCATATTCCCAGCACATATAGAGTATCGCGCGGGATATAAAACCACGCGAATAATCATTCGGAGCGAACATCTTATATTTGTGATTTACATAATTCCCAAAGTCTAACGCATCCCAGTTCTTATCTTTTGGTTGAATTATTTCCTCATCTACAAACATATAATTTGAGCGATTGACATTCAGGGTATTCGTTGTTTTTATGATGTTGTGCATGTCGTTCTTGTGTTTATTGTTGAGCAGGCATTGAGGGAATATATGCTCCGCCGAAAAAAACTGCTTCTTAAACTTCGCGTCATTCTCGCTAAAAAAGCTATTCTCCAGATAAATAGAAGGCATCTTCGCATCCTGAAGTATCGTTTTTTTGATCACATTGGTAAACGCAAATCCTCGCACTCTTCCCATCGTGTTCATCATCATCATAAAAGAAACCGCAAGTATGCGTAGCAGAGACCCGCGATTATACATTCAATGTATACTCTACTATTATATAAATATCTTATCAATTTTTTTTGGATATAAACGAGAAAAGAATAAATACATATTTTCATGTATCGTCTTGTTCATATCGGGGATAAACGATGTTAAAAGCGCCTTGGATTCAAAGTCCCCGTGGATCCAATAATGAACCATAATTGTATCCTTACCATACTCGCCTGTCCTTAATTTATCCCAATCGCCTGATGTGAATGGTTGACCTACAAATTTCAAATCGTTTATCGGGAAGAAAAGTTCCCTATCGTCTATGATATAGACATCGCTCTTGAAAATCGCATACAATGGGTCTTCAATAATCGTTTTAAAATATGCACCACCAAAGATGTCAAATCGCGCGAAAATATTCTCCGTATAATTCTGGACATATTCGGGGATATTGTTTAATATCGCTTTGAGCATATTGTTCTGCTTATTCGCCGCAAAGAACGCATTACATATATATTTATCACTATTATATAATGCCATTGTCTGTCCCGAGGGTTCGTATGTAATATACAGTTTGTCCGCATTCATATCTAATATTTCGCTAAAATCTCGCAAGACAAGAACATCCAAATCAATATAGATTCCGCCATAATGATACACAAGGAGGATGCGTGCGATGTCGCCCTTCTGCACCCCTGTGCGTGCCATTTTATATATGTTGTAAAAGTTTGGGTATTCGTCTGCTATTAATTTTAATATCATCTCGTCTGTCCAAAACATAAACTCGTACCCGTTTGATTTAAAAAAGCGAATGTTTTCGCTTACTAATTTATAGATGATGGGTGGGAGATTTTTATCTTTCCACGTTTGATGAATAATCTTAGGAATCATTTGTTGTTTTATTATACTATAGTATGTATTGTTATATAGTTATATAATTTACATATTTATAAAAAAGAATTGAGAACCTTGTAAGTTAGAAAGTCAATCGCAACAACGAGATTTACGAGTTTCACGTTACATCCGCTAAATGTCGGAACATAAATGGAGGTTATGTTGAAGTCGCCAAATATATTGAGAACCCACATAAATTTAAACATAATGATATAATGAAACATATCCATATCCATCTTCATCACCAGATAGTCTCTATAAAAATACACTGGCAGTATATGAACTACAATATTCGCCACAAAGTATTCCGCGCGAACCAAGATATGATTTGAAATCCTGCTAAATACCGCGTGTTGTAATAAAACGGGTTTCGCGTCCATCACGCAAAACAACACATTACTGTCATATACCATAAAAAGATGAAATAATGTCATTATCTGGAAGGAATTGATCGCGATAAACCGAGATATGATATAGTTATCCATCGCGAATAGGTTATACATTGCACTATTCGCGAGTATCATCAGAATATTCCAGTTTGTATATTGATTTATCTTACGTCGCACTACATCATTCTTAATATACGGTGCGTATCTCTTGCTAATTGGCATCATAACGACTATTATTCCATAGAATATCTCAAACTGATTGTAATCGTTACCCTGATACAGAGACATAGTATTTGACATATTTATATTATTTTAGTAATGCCAATATCTTATATCTATTTATCTATTTCCATCCTTATAAAGGCGATGATGTGATTTTAATACCGCAATAATCAACGTTCTTATTTTGAAAGTCTTGTCGCGTATAGATGCCAATATTTATAGATTCTTCCAATATCCATTTGAAGTTCGCCCAGAATTCTTCGGTATGTCCGATGCTTTCTGTTGCCAAATGCGCGAATTCGTGTAAAACCACGAACGTCATCGTATTTATATCCATCAATTTATCACGATTACGAAGACACAACACAATCTTCTCACCTTTGTTAATGGAATAACTCGTATAACCTGGCGTATCCACGCCTTCGCTAAGTCTCTCTGGTTTATAGTTTTCTTTCAACGCCATTACGCGAATATCGCTATTCCCGTAGGTTTTCTCCAAATGCTCTAATAATGTTCTGAGTTTGCCTTTAATGGTCGCGATTAAATCTGCCGCTTCAACTGCGTCATCTTTGATTTGAACCGTGTATTCCTCATCGTCTATCTTGCTCTTTACTTTTATGAGTCCCTCGTTTAAATAGTAATTGTATAGATAATATAACCCTGCGATTCCTATTATTAAAATAATAAGACTATCCAAACCTATCTCCATATATTTATTATATTCTATTATAATCAATGATAATCTAATTATAATTGATTATATATTACAAAAAATTGATTTGATTTGTATTTAAATATTTAAAGCACCTATCAATATACAATTGATATAATGGAATTCCCGCGAAAGATACACGAACCTATCGATCCTCGCGAGGATACTATTGAATTCCAAATCACCGATATATACGACCCTGAATCCGACAAGGCGAATGTGCAAAAAGACTCTACTGACCTATATTCACTTCTCATATATGGAACTTCTGCTGTGGGTGCCACGTATTGTGTGAAAGTGAATAACTTTGTCCCTTATTTCTATATCAAACCTCCAGATAAATGGGAAGCGTTGGGTAAAACTGCTTTTAAAGCGAAAGTAGATGAACTGAAGGAGGTTATGTTAAACGACAGTTATAAATGCTTCTTTAACAATAATGGCAGAATGAGCGAATATAACAAGAAGATCATTTCACGTCCTCTAGAAACACATTTTGCGAGTATGAAGGTGGTTCGCAAAAAAGACTTTTGGGGATTTACAAATGACAAAATTTTTCGCTTCCTAAAGGTATCTGTGAAATCGCTCAAACTCTATAACAACCTGAAGTATTATTTTAAAAGTCTTGAAAAAGAAGATTTTAAAATGTACGAGACGAACATAGACCCTTTCTTAAAATATATTCATACGCAGAACATCCGTCCCTGCGATTGGGTAAGAATAGAAAAAGGCAACTACGAGATGGGTGAAGACATCAGTAGATGCGATTATAACATAGAGACCGAATATAAAAATATAGCACCCGTCCATGTAAATAAAATCGCCCCCCTGCTAATCACATCTTTTGATATAGAATGCTCTAGTAGTCACGGAGACTTCCCAGTCGCAAAGAAGAATTATAGCAAGGTCGCGCAAGACCTCGCGATCATCGCAAAACTAGGGTATTCATATACTCCTGATAATATTGTAGAATGGTTGAAGACCATCTATTACAATGACGTTATTCTGGATACTGTGAAGGACGTTAAGATCAATCGCGTATATGCGAAACATAAAATCGCAAAGGACTATATCGCATCTATTCCCAAAAAAATAGAACCGCATATTCAGAAAATCATAGAGATCCTGGATATCATCGCATCGTCTATCTCTGCTAAAAAGGTTGACGGTGCGGAAGGCGATGAAGATAATTGTAGTGATGGGAGCGACGAAGATGCGAGTGACGTGAAGGGTGTGAAAATGACAGTAAGGGAACTGAACGCGCACGAGCAGAAACTTACGGATATCTTGTCTGGTTCATTGGTTCCTCTGGAAGGCGACAAGATAATCCAGATTGGGACAACAGTTCATATCTACGGGTCGGACAATATCGTATATAAAAACATAATTACTTTGAACAGTTGCGATACGATTGACGGATGCGACGTAGAGCATTATGATACGGAGAAGGAAGTTCTCTTGAAATGGAAGGAACTGATGAATAACCTGAATTCGGATATCATATCAGGCTATAATATATTTGGTTTTGATATGGAATACATTTGGCAGAGAGCGACAGAATTAAACATATTGGAAGATTTTACTATTGGTTTCGGGCGATTGATAACACGCAAAACTTCGCTGGTAGAATTGAAGTTGTCCTCGTCGGCGCTAGGAGATAATATTTTGCGATATATAGATTTTGACGGAACGGTGCTTATTGATTTGTTGAAAGTGATGCAACGAGACCAAAAACTGGACAGTTATAAACTTGACAATGTAGCATCAATTTTCTTGGGAGACAATAAGAATGATTTAAAACCACAAGAGATCTTTGACAAGTTTAAAGGGACTAGTGAGGATAGATGCGTCATCGCGAAATACTGTATTCAGGATTGTTGTCTTGTAAATCGTCTGATACATAAATTGAAAATTCTAGAAAATAATATTGGTATGGGCAATGTATGTCTCGTTCCTCTCAATTTCCTATTTCGCAGAGGTCAAGGTATCAAGATATTCTCTCTAATCGCCAAGGAATGTATGGAACGCGAATACCTAATCCCGACAATTAAATCATATCGCGAGAATATTGAAGAAATGGATGATAGCGGATATGAGGGTGCTGTTGTGCTAGAACCAAAAGAGGGTATCTATTTGAACGAACCGATCGTGGTATTTGACTACGGTTCGCTTTATCCGTCTTCAATGATTTCGTGTAATCTGTCGCATGATTGCTATTTGATGGATGAAAAGTATCGCGTAGAAGACCCGAACATTGAATACAAGACCATATCCTATGATTTGTATGAAGGAGTTGGTGATAAGAAGAAGAAGACTGGTGAGAAAGATTGTGTATTCGTCCAATACAAAGACGGACGCAAAGGGATTATTGCGGAAGTATTGGATATGCTTCTCAAACAGCGCAAGAATACGCGTAAAAAGATTGAATACCAGACAATTGTTACGACGGATGGCAAAACATATTCGGGTATTTGCTCGGATCGTGGCGACCAATACGAAGTCTATGCGATTGACGGGAATACCAGGAATATCGTATCAAAAGAAGATATCCAAGATATGAAAGGAACCTATAATATATTTGAACAGGATGTGTTGGATGCCTTGCAAGTTGCCTACAAGGTTACTGCTAATTCGCTCTATGGGCAAATAGGTGCAAGGACATCCTCTATCTACTTAAAGGAAATTGCTGCGTGTACAACGGCGACTGGGAGGAATATGATTATGTTGGCGAAAGATTTTGTGGAAAGGAATTATGATGCGGAGGTAATTTACGGTGATACGGATTCTATATTTTGCAAGTTTCCTTTGACGGACAAGGAAGGGAATGCGGTATTTGGCAAGGATGCGCTACAGTTTGCGATTGATATTGGCAAAGATGTTGAGAAACATATCAACGTTCCTGATATTATGCCAAGTCCGCAAAAGTTGAATTATGAGAAATGCCTTTATCCGTTTATCTTGTTCAGTAAGAAGCGATATGTTGGCAATCTGTATGAAACGAGCACTACGAAATATAAGCAGAAATCTATGGGTATTGTATTGAAACGCCGCGACAACGCACAGATTGTCAAGAAGATTTATGGTGGAGTGATCAATATCATATTAGAAAAGCAAGATTTGAAGGGATCTATTGAGTTCCTTCAAGAAGAACTGGAAAATCTGGTGGAAGGCAAAACACCTATCAAAGACCTCATCATTACCAAGAGTTTAAGGGCAAACTATAAAGATCCCTCAAAGATTGCGCATAAAGTATTGGCGGACAGAATTGGTGCGAGAGACCCTGGAAATAGACCTGGAACGAATGAACGTATACCCTTTGTATATATAAAGACGGGTGCGACTGTTCCGTCATTACAAGGGGATCGCATAGAGCATCCATATTATATTGAACAGAATAACTTAGTTCCGGACTATTTGCATTATATTACCAATCAAATTATGAAACCAATATTGCAACTCTACGCGTTATGTTTGAGTGAATTGCCGGGGTATGATAAGGGTGACAATTATTGGGATGAGGTTGATAAGATGCTGTTAGAGAAACCGATGTATCAAAGTGATATACGCAGGAAAAACAGGATAGGTAATTTGAAACTGATGATGGTGAAGGAGTTGCTGTTTGAGAAGTTTATTGCGATACTACGCGAACCAAAAGCGCCGACTGTTCGCAAGAGTAAATTGACGGTAAAGAATGCGATTGCTGTAACGGATGCGACGGACCAAACAGGAACCGTACAGAAATTAGATGCTACAATTAAAATCACGAAGAAACTCAAAACGAAAAAGTTGGAATCAATAGCGTTTATTAAGAATGATAAGAAGAAAAAGATATGGGAAATAGTGAATAGCGATTGTAAGAACAAAGAGCATGAGACGATTGAATTAATAAAACAGATTATCGCATATAATAGCAATAATATCTACTTTATCACCTTGAATAATAAACCATTAATTGATGAATATACGCGTGCCCATTATGTTTATAATGAATTACTCAAAAGTAATGAGATCTATAGCGAGGATACGATAGAGAATATAATGCGAAAGGTGATGAATACTCAGGATACAGGGAGACTCAAAGATATTAATAATATCCACAAATACTATGAACTGATACAGCTGAATAGTAAGTTTATGTTTATGTAATTAGACAAGGTGTATTATACACTTAAGAAATAAAAAACTTATATATAAGGATAATGAAAAAAATAGATTGGAAGCAATTATCATCTAATCCAAATGCGATATGTTCTGTTATTTCTAAAATATCACAAAAATTGATATAGTATGATCAACATTATTTTTTCAAAATGTCTTCTTACATTGAAGGTGTTGCTGCGCTAGCAGAAAAGGGATTTTGCGTCATTGAAGATGTGCTTACGGAAGAAGAAGTTGCAACGGCAATTGGATATTTCAGGGAATGGTTTTCTTCGCATCCGCAAATTGAAGCGGTGCATAATAAAATAAGTCCTCACGGGATTTGTAAATATCACGAAGTGGGGCATCAAAAACACGCGTGGTATATTAGAACACGTCAAAATGTTCAAAATGTTTTCAAAAATATCTGGAAAACGGAAGAGGTTGTTGTTAGTTATGATGGATGTTGTTATATTCCGGCAAATTGTAAAAAGAAGGATAAGACTTGGACGCATACGGATCAAGCACCTGTAAAAAAGGGGTTGAAATGTATTCAGGGTTTCGTAGCGTTAACAAGTAATACAGAGCGAACTCTTGTGGTATATGAGGGTAGTCATAAATTACATGAAGAATATGCGAAACAATATAATTTAACATCTACAAAAGATTGGTTGCTAATAGAGCAAGAATACTTGGATAAAATTATTGATAGTAGGCGGGTTTTAAATATTAAAGCAGGTTCTTTGGTATTATGGGATTCGCGAACATTTCATCAAAATCAATATGGTAAAGCGAATTGTAATGAAGAACGGATTGTTCAATATGTGAGTTATTTGCCTCGTTGTAATTTAACAAAGAAGATGTTAGAAAAAAGACAGAAGTATTTTCTAGAAAAAAGAACAACATCGCATTGGGCATATCCTGTAAAAGTGAATGGATTACAACCACAAAATTATGGAGACAAAACATTAGAAATAAATTATAGTGAATTGGTAAAACCGGAGTTGGAAGATTTGCGCGAGGAGATTACGAAATTGATTTAAGAAGAGGGGTGTATATGTTTTATATGTTTTATATGTTTTATATGTTTTATATGTTTTATATGTTTTATATGTTTTATATGTTTTATATGTTTTATATGTTTTATATGTTTTATATGTTTTATATGTTTTATATGTTTTATATGTTTAATATAAATCCATAACCTGTGTTTGCACTGCTTCGTATAATTTACCGTATATGTATATTTCTCTTTGATGATCTTGATTTGTTAGACCTTTTGGAAACCCAAAAATAACGAGTTGATAATTACACGTATGTGCTTCTGGATATCTCATATATTCTTCTCCATATTTAATTATTATTTCGTATGTTAATTTTCTATTATAATAGTTTATAGATGTCCAGAATTGTAATAATTTTTTCATAAATTCCAAGTGTTCTACGTCAGAACCATATCTATATTCTTTGTTCGTAATGATATTTGATATATATTTTTTCATATTAATTAAAATAGCACTCTTAATAGGAAGAGTACTTGTATACACTATATTACTTGCAAATTCTTGTAAAAGTTTTGTTGTTAGTTCTTCGTTTGTAATTAAACTACTTAGCATTGTTACACTAACATTTTTTGTATTTAAGTATTCCTTTGCATTATCACTAAACCCCGCAAACAAATTGGTATATCTATTTTCCATATTTTTTGTCGACGAAGGAATATGATTTTTTTTTATCACGTGGTTTGCTAACTTTAAAAGGAAGTCTATATAGTTCTCTCTCGTGATTTTTTGCGACTTTTTGCGAATCGTATATATTATGGAATCTGAATCAAAATCATAAAAATCTTTTATCTTCGCCCCGTTAATCCAATGGATATACAGGATTGCGCCATCAAACTCTTGCAAATAATAATATAATATGTCATAATCATCAACCCTTGTCTTTGTAAATCCCGATAGTATATATGACGATAGTTGCTTTGGCAACCCGATATCTTCATTCACTATAGCAATACATAGGACTGTCCCAATCACAGTATATATGTAGTCATATTCACTCTCACTCTCAAACGTATACATATGCTTATACGTCTGCTTATGCTTATACGTCTGCTTATGATACTTGATTACCTTTCTAAATTGTTCATCTGGTTCAAAATCAGGGTTTATATAGTATCGGTTTGCAATACTATTTATGGGACAAATGAAAGGACGCTTCAGGTGTTTGTCGTCGCAAAAGAGTTCTTCGAATAACTTCGTGAAAAATTCCCGCTTTGCGCCGTGTCCAGTTGCCTTTTTTTTGTGTTCAACTAAATTGTCTTCAGTGCTATCTATACTATATATACTGACTTCAAAATTTTCATATTCCGTTAGAAAGAACTCCTTGTGTCTACTATATATTTTCCCTTTCATAAGTTCATACGCAATCAATAGAGAAGCCAACGCTGAATCTTCATAATATTTTATGTGTTTTATTGCGTTTGAGTTGTATGGGTATTTTACGGGTATAAAGGTTCTTCCAATATCATCTTTAAGTTTATTTATACATACAGACTCCGTGGGACGTTTGCATCGCATAGTCATTTGATCCTTGAATTCCTTGTATTTTTCTTCGGAATCATAGATATTAGAAATCGCATTACAAACTTCGGTATCTATATTGATATAGGAGGTCTTCTTGCCTTTCTGTGACGAACTCTCATAATTCACATCTGGTAAAAATCTGGGTTTTATTCGTGCTAGTATTAATTTATTAAAATTCTTAAATCCCTTGGATATAGGTAAGGGCGTTATATTATATAGTATTGCTTGCTCTAAAATAACATTATATTCATAGCTGTCTGGTATCAATACTATATTTGAGTCTTTCGGGTCTCTATATGGTTCTTTTGCCCATAGCTTACATTCAGCAGCAGTATAGTATCTATGAACAGAAAAATCAACAGTTCTCTTTCCTAACAATAAACCTTTTTCTTTTTTTGACACACCTTTTTCTTTTTTTGACACACCATCTTGTTTGTATTTTTTATTTTCCGTATTTTTATTATCCGAAAAATTGGCGGTTCTCTTTCCTAACGGAACCAAAAATGTTTTGGTGTCCTTATCTTTTTCCATATGTAATATTTTTCTTAACGCTATAAGTATTTTATAACCACGTGATGTAATCATACGTGGTATTAAGTTCCTATCATACTGATAACTCATACATAGTAGGTGATTGTAGATAGGCGAGTCAATTAAAATCCTTTTTAATGTTTGTGGATGAAAAATAGGTAAAATTACCCAATTTTTACATTCTTCGTAGGTGAAACCACCATACAGCTGGTGGTCATATGTGATAACTCTATTATATTTTCCTTTTAACTCATCTATATCTAATTCTATACCTAAGTTTTCAAATTTTGTTTGTAAATCTTTGCCTAATAATACTTGCCCTTTGGGCAATTTTAAATCATCATTTCTATATTTTTCAAATTCATATAAAATGTTATAATAATAGTTTTTAAAATAAGAATGTTCAACCTTAGTTCGGATGTCTATTTGCCTCTTCGCAACAATTTTAAACGGTATTACATTATCTATGATATTTTCAAAATATCTAAGTATTCTAAGAATCCTTACTAAAGAAGGATAGAGATTCATAAAAGCTATTAATAGTCCTCGTGTATTAGATATTAAAAGATTTCCTTTAAAAGGGGGTTTGTGTATATTATATGAGAGAATGTATGATTTTAAAATAGGCAATTGTTTTGAATTAGGGTCTATCATATATACGAACATATTCTTCATAAACGTAGAAAGGGCACCCGTTTCATAATTATCGCCAGCAGGTATCCCAATACCAATACTTGCTAAAATATCTTTGTCTTCGTTTGTAATATCGTTACTCTCTAAAATCATAGTTGTCAATTCATTAACATTTTCAAGAACTTCTTCAATGAATTTCCTAAATGTGTCAAAAATAGTTATATCAACCACTTTTTTATTGCGCTTTTTTTTCCCCATTTGTATCTCTAATAAATTTTTTTTTTCTAAAATTAAATCTCTTAGTTGTCTTTCCTCATCAGCGTTCAAATGTTTAGGAGACGAAACATTATGAGACGACGAAGAAACGTTCCTTTTAGAAGAAGACGACGAAGAAACGTTCATTTGTTTATTAGAAGAAGACGACGAAGAAACGTTCATTTGTTTATTAGAAGAAGACGACGAAGAAACGTTCATTTTATCATTCTGTAATTGGTCATTTACTTTCTGAAGAATTGAAGGAACGTCAAGAGTCGCTTTGCGTCTTGGGACAGTAGGGGAGACTATCTTTAATTTATCGTCAAATGACGCTATATTATGCGTTAAAAATAGTTTGTCTGTAGCTTCCATTAACTGTAATCGGGCTATTATTTTGTTGGTAATCGGTAAGTTATTCATAAAATTACCGAATATCTTGCGTTGTAAAGCGGTATATAGTAATTCTATATATACGTGACTTTCTACTGTTAGTGGTTCATTTGTTCGTGGATTTACCAAATGATTATCCACCCATTTTTTACATTCTTCTTCATTAAAATGGTTGGAATACTCAAACCCGTCATTCTGTGTATATAATCGTAGCGTGTTTTTCGTTTGCAATTCTTTAATTTGTTTTACGATTTCTTCTCTAAGTTTAGAATTATAAAAACATTTCCATTTAACTCTTTCCAAGAAAGACAAGTGGTTCATGTCTTTCAAAATGTCTTTTTTATTCTTAAACGGCGAGATACTGGGATCTTTTATCCATAATAAGCAGTGTTCGTTATTTAATCTTAATGATTCTTTTTTTAATCTTAATGACATTAAGTTATTCTAATATATACGCATAATATATATAGATACAAAAAGAAGAAGCGTAAGCATATAGTCAGGAATCCCTTATCTTTATATACTTTTTATCGGATACTGAGAAACCATTAAAAGACGAACTAGGAGATACTGTATAGGATCCGAAGTTGCAAACATAGATCCATTCACCCACATTGAGTTCGTGGAACGGAATATCCTTGTAAATACAATCCAGACTGTCGCACGTCGGACCAAAAAATGTGCTATTGTATATCTTGTCGTCCGCATCACGAGGTAATAGGGGTATTAATTCGGGTGTCTGGTGATCATACCCAATACAATTGAACGAACCGTATATACCATCGTTTAAATAGTATTTTATCACAATATCCTCTTTTTTCTTTGCGATTACATTCATCACGAGCGTATGTGTCGCTTCCGTAAAATATCGCCCAGGTTCCGCGATAAACTGTATTATTGAATTGCTCGTTTCATATAAGAAAAAGTCAGCAATCGCCTTATTAATATTATCGCAAATATCAGAAAATCGTATTGTTTTATCAATACCTGGAAAACCACCACCAATATCTATAATACGAATGTCAAACCCGTATTCTTTTGACGCGTCATATACGATAGAACAATCCTCAATCGCGTTATAAAAACTGAGAGGATCACTACAACCACTCCCTACGTGAAAACTAAAACCGACGAGGTTCATTCGCAAACACTTCGCCTTTTCAAATATTTTAAGAATATTATGTTGAGGGCATCCAAACTTTGAATTGAACTTGCACTTGCTGTTCGTGTCATCTACGCAAATGCGAAGTAATAATTGTGCATCTGGATATATATAATATATCTTTTCTAACTCTTCTATACTGTCAAACGTCATCATCGCAATATTATTATCACGAGCATACTTTAAATGTGACGATACTTTACAAGGGTTCGCAAAGATTATTCGCTCCGGATTATTGACGATCGTCATTACATTTATTAGTTCGTTCTTGGAGGCGCAATCAAAATTACATCCGAGCGTCGCTAATAAACGCATTATTCTAGCGTCAGGATTTGATTTTACCGCGAAATACGGTTGCACATTCGGCAAATACTCAACCCATCGTTTGTATTGTTCTGCTACCTTATCCAAATCCACGATATAGAATGGTTCATCGGTTATATCTGCTCCGTCGTTCTTTATGTATTCTTTAATAGTATCCCTGACATTTTTCATTTATTTTTATATTAATTATTATTTAATCTTATATATAAAAAAAAGAAAATTATTCTGTATCTGTATCTTTCTCCGTAAAAAGATACTTTACAATATGTTTCGCCTTTTCCTTGCCAACCCCATCTATTTTACACAGTTCCTTTACTTTTTGCTCAGGTGTTTCAAATTCATCAGTGTCCAGTGAACGAATCAATGCCCGCATAGAAGAATATTTCGCACAAATATTCTTCGCGATCACATTGGATATCATAGGAATCTGTGACAGTTGCATTATAAAACATGACTTCGTGTCTATGTTATCCATCTTTTTTTTCTTTAATTTCACGAAATCCGTATAGCATTTATCCCCTGTATATTCTTCATACATAAACTTTTCAGGACGATCCAGTATTTTTGTTGATATTAATAAAATTAATGTTGCGGTCTCCACTATATTTTTAGTATATAAGATACGGATGTTATCGCGAAACAGAGTATGTAGATATGCACCTTGTATCATCGGTTTATAGCTTTCATATGTAGATGATGATAATATGTTATCACCTTCAATAATATACGTTATGAATTTTTGCGATGTATTAGACAATAACCGCGCCTTCTGCTCTTTATATCTGCCGTCTTTAATGGACGATTGTAAATCTTGTAACGTCTTGCGTTCAAAGATATGCGTTAAATCCTTATAGGTTATATGGATATCGCCAAGCATCAAGTTTTCGCTCTTTATTTCAATTTTATCATTGTAAATATCCAAGTCTCGCTCCATAATATTATTATATAGCCCTGTTTCCCTTACGTCTATCGTGATCGCGATAGTGTTTTCCATGATATGCGACGGTGTTATACGTTAACGGTGTTATACTATTTAACACGACTATTACTTATATAGTATCTTCTTATATAGATACTTGTATAGAATACGATACTATATACTAATACGATTGCCATAATTACGCTATATACATAGAAGTATGGATTGATATAATCCTTTATATAATCAGAATTATCTGTATCAGTATTATTATTAAACGTATCATATGTATTGTATTTTGGAGAACTCATATCAACTGCTTCTTTACTTTGTTTTCCACCCATTTATATCTATAGATATATAAATAGAAAAAATAAGGGGTTTACATATAAATATCGTTCTGTTTTGAATATTTCTTTTCTACTAGTTGGTAAAACTTTTCAAACTTGGATGAAATATCCTCTTCACTGCGGTTATTGAAGAGAAACTGCATTAGGGTTGCAGGTTCAATGGAATACTTATGAATATTACTCCACATCAGTTCAAAATGCCCCTCGTTATTGAAGAATGACAAAAACATATTGCGTGCTTGGTATTTATCAAGGTGCGACAGTTCAATATCCAAATCAATCCTCCCACAACGCATAAGTGCCTCATCTAATTTATCAGGGAAGTTTGTTGTCATAATCACAATCAACCCTTCGGGGTTATTAAAACCATCAAGACAATTCAAAATACCATTCATCGTAATATTGTTCTTCATACTATCGTTCACCTTCCTATCAATAAATATACAATCAATATCTTCAAGAACGAGAATAGACTTCTTGTCGTCTTCGTTCACCTGCGAAATCGCATCAATCATGGACTCCTCTTTCAGTTCCGCGTTAATATTAAGAACACAAATGTTCGCCCCGCATTCTGAAGCGATACTATGAATAAGAGATGTTTTGCCTGCCCCTGGTGGTCCATGAAGCATAATGTTCATCTTATAGGGTATCCCGTGTTTATAATAATCCTTATAGGTATTCTTGTCAATAAACCGCATAATAGGGTCTTTAATCTTATTAAAATGCTGTTCTTTCAAAAAGATACTATCAAATCTTCTCTTCGGAATAGACGACTCGTACGCCCAACAATACCCCGTCCATTTCTTTTTAATGATCTTATCCCCTGAAACTTGCGCGAACTTTTCTTTCTTCTCCTTGAACTTTTTATTGATTGCTTCCTCAATAAATGCTGTAATCTTCTCCATTGATGAACTTCTCAAAACTACTTTTTTAATATGATAAAATTCTTCTTTAAATGCGAACGCCTGTACCTTATCATTCAAAATAAAATCGCTAATTTCTATATTAATATCACCAATTGTATAACTGCCGTTCTGTGGTATAAAATGATGTATAAAAATATAATCCGATTTCTCCTTCTTATAATCCATATAATGCTTCCTGTCTATTTCATCGCATTCACAGTTGATCTCTTCGCCATTTTCCGTCAATTTATCATATGTGTAGGATAAGATGATCCTCGTGTCCGTCTTGTGGGAATATAGCGTAATAGACATACAATAATATTGTATATTTATAATATAAATATGAATTAACCTTATATCGTCGCGACACGCTATGCACAGTAACACACTTACCTTTTATGTGGTTCTGTATAGGGAATATCGAGATACGCGAATATGTCTTCTTCACTATGAATAGTGTCTGTTGTATCAATCAGGTTTCCTTTACCATCTTTGAATCCATACTCAGATAATGAAAGTCCCTTCTTTAATGCGAGTTTACGCATATAGATATTGAAATTGTATGAACCCGTAAAATACAAGAGAGCGAAATAATAATACGAAGAGTCTGCAAGTAGAATATCAATACGTCGCGCGGGTAATTCTGGAGACAGACTACAAAGTCCCATAAACTTATTCGCACCTAATGCCAGTTTCTCAATCACATACTTTTCATCAACAAACCGCTTTATGATGTCTTTTAGGACGATCCCCTTATCTTTATTTTTAATCAATATATCAATGTCTCCCATATCCTTATTCTTTCGCCTGAAACTCCCAACAAATTCAAACTCAATATCAGCGTCTAACATATTTTTTACAATCTTATAATGTCGCTTTCCTTCCGCCATAGGAATCCTTATATTCATATCATCGTAATATTTCAAACCGATCTTCTGCTTGTTATTCAATAGTTCAGGGTGTTCTTTCAACTCCTCAAAGTCATTTATTTTTGTAATTAGTTCCGTTATCTTCGCTGGTCCCACGCCATAAATACCCTTTAATTTATTTCCGAGAATATACTTTGGGTCTCTAAGAACATTCTCAACCTCCGCAATATTACCAGATGCTAGAAACTCAACAATTTTATCTTCAATCTTTTTCCCAACTCCTTTAAGTAGTTTTATGTCTTCATGGGTTTCTATATTTTTATCATATAATTCTATAGAATCTATAACCTTCTCGTATGCCTTTACCTTGAAAGGTTCTTTGTTGATTCTTTCGTAATCTGCCAAGATCCTTAGGTTGGTGATAATTTGTGTATTCATTTTCTTATGGTCTTGTATTTAAAGACGTAAACTATTCAATTTTTATTGTAAAAAGTTTCAGAATATAAAAAATTGATGTAATGCTATATCTAAATTATTAATGCGACACATCCGGTAATACATTGATTATATGCCATTGTATATATTGTTTGCGCTGGTTGTGATTGGTTGCCTTGATTGTTGTCATTGGTTGTTATCGTTCGCCTTAAATGCCTTGATTGTCTTGTTTGCGATGATTGCGGTGTATGGGATAATTGGTTTTGTTGTATGTCTTGATTACTTGCCTTGATTTGCCAAATATAAAAGGTTAGGATACATTTGTTCTATTATCCTATTGTATATATAAAAACTGATTTGATCTCTTGAAATTAAACATTACAACAGGTAAGTATTACTCCCTCTTGAATTGCCCTGAATTGCCCTGAATTGCCTTGAACTGCCTTGAATTGCCTTGAACTGCCTTGAATTGCCTTGAACTGCCCTGAACTGCCTTGAACTGCCCTGTATTGCTTTGAACTGCCTTGTATTGCCTTGAACTGCCCTGAACTGCCCTGAATTGCCCTGTATTGCCCTGTATTGCCCTGTATTGCCTTGTTTTTTTGATTTGTTTTTTGAAAAATTGATAAAAAGACTTGAAAGTAAAACACACAAATGTCTCGTTTTGTGAAAAGAAGAGAAACAGCATATTACAAGATCTGGTATTTTTGGACTACCTATGGGACGATGCTTCAAACAGAAAACGGATACGGTACTTTCAAATATGATTTTGTAGATAAAATGTCTCAGTTGTATCAAGATATAGCAGACGCAAAGAACAATGTAATTATACATGGAAAAATACTTGGCATTTTGGTAGAACAGAGAAAACATTTGATCCAGTTTGAATGTTGCTTAGATGCCTTTAATGATTACTTGTGTTCGCTGAGATTGTTAGATGTGATGTTCCGTCATAATAAGTGTTAGATACATTTGTTCTATTATCATTTTATGTATATAAAAATTGATGCGATGTCTTGAAAATAACAATTACAACAGGTAGTATACCACCCCTCTTGATTTGTATTGCCTTGCCTTGTATTGCCTTGTATTGCCTTGCCTTGTATTGCCTTGAATTGCCTTGCCTTGTATTGCCTTGCCTTGAATTGCCTTGAATTGCCTTGAATTGTATTGTTTTGCCTTGTATTGTATTGTTTTGCCTTGTATTGTTTTTTGCTTTGCATTTCTATTATCTAAATCTTTGTAAAATAAATCTAAATCTTTGTAAAATAATTGGATACATATGTTCGTCATTTGTTAGGTAGTCTATAAAAACTGATGTGAAATCTTTAAATTTAACTATTACAACAACGACACAAAACCGAAGACGAAACTGTGATGCGATCGTTTGACATTGTTGCGATTGGATGCCACATTATGCTTTCGTTGATTTGTTTGCGGTTGGTTGTTATGAATTGTATTGATTGTGACAATTGCGATGTATGCTATACCTACGCGATGATTGCGTTGATTTGAAAATGCTATGTGTTTTGTTAATGTTTTTATTTTTTAACTTTATATTTATAAATAAATAGGTTTGTAAAAATAACTGGATACATTTGTTCTATTATCATTTTATGTATATAAAAATTGATGCGATGTCTTGAAAATAACAATTACAACAGGTAGTATACCACCCCTCTTGATTTGAATTGCCTTGTCTTGTATTGCCCTGAATTGCCTTGCCTTGAATTGCTTTGAACTGCCTTGTATTGCCCTGTACTGCCTTGAATTGCCTTGCCTTGTATTGCTTTGTATTGCTTTGTATGTTTTTTGCTTTTGAATTTTATATCAGAGTAATTGGTGGGATAAGATTACACCCTTCAATATATAAGTTGCCATCTTCGTATTTTTTGAAGCGCCATTGAAATATAACATAGCAGATATTATTATAATCTCTATTTTTTGGATAATACATTTGATTAAACTGGATCCTGTTTTTTAACATCGTTTTATATTCAGCACTAACTTTCATATCAACCACATAATTTATATCGTTATGTTCAATATTCTTCACATACTCTATGATTTCATAACTGCTATATTTGCCAAGTAGCAACGCATACTTACAATGCTGGAAATAAAACGTTAGTGCCTTTGTGTTTTTATTCTTTACGATATTTGCTGTAGAGCAATAGTTTTGTAGATTACGTATAGATACCTCCGGCGCATCCTTTCCATTCTTCTTACAATTTGCCATAATATTATCAAGGATATCGCTAATCCTTGCTCTCGTCTTCGTGCTTACGCTATTATTATTTGTGTAGTTACTCTCGTCGCCGCTAGCGATACTAATACACACTGGTTTTGATGATAATTGCGATGGGCGGAATATTTTGGATAAATCTCTGCGTTCAAGGATCGTGCTAATATTCGTAATCCGGTTCGCATACTTCCCCATATTTGTAAAAGCGAACACACCATCAAATACTACGAATAGAGATAAGAGGATTGTTTTATAATACATAGACATATTCCATATATGAATAGAAGCGCGTATTTTTTATATATAATATTCTAGAGAAGGCAAACGTCCATATAACCAATATTTTAGTAAATAGACGTGGTCTCGTATCAAAGTTATTTGTTGTGCTATCTTGCGACGTATTATATACGCGACGGGACTCTCAGACATTAAGGATAACTGACCTGACATTACTTATATATAATTATACTAATATTAACGAATAAGTTTATTTATCTTTTTCCCTCCTTCTTGTGCCCTGCTCTTTGAGATTTTAGTAAGATTTTTGACGACAGCCTCATACACTGTGTTTGATATAGTGCGGTTAGTATTTATATTAAAATTTTCTTTTTTTACAATAGAACCAAGTGACGATGGAACAAATCCATTATCATTTATATTTTTAAGTAGTGCCATTATATTGCTGTTCTTTTTTATAGAGTTAAAAATAGGTATCGGTAAAATGTGGGAATAATCTACACTAAGTAGTTTAAAATGTATTGGCATTTCTATTGAACCTAAATTTATACCTAACCATAATGAATAAGAACCTATAATTTCAAGATTAAGTGGATTATTAAGAAGGTCAATTGGTTCTTTATCGTCATCGTTTAAAAATAGGAAAAACTCTTTAAAACGATGGTCTACACTTATTTTTAACTCATCTTTTTTGTCTATTTCTTGTGGTTGCATCGTATATTCAGTAATCTCTTTATTTTTTATAGGTGAATTGTATATCACATATAGTTTATCTATTTTAAGATATATGTTGGTTAAAATAGCGAAAAATATACGGTGGTCATATTTATATTTTGCGATAATGTCAATAATAACAGCATATATATATAGTATGTCGGGATCATCGCTCGTGATGTCTTTTCTATTAATATTACCGAATTTAGCGATTTGATAAATATTATCAACATATCGCAATACCTTCAAATTTGTCTTAACCCTCTCGTGTTGTTCAATAGTCATACGCATATGTAAAACCTCTTTAATGTCCTCGCATAAATTCATCAATATTTTAAGTATAGATATTTCGCTCTTCGCGAATAGACTTTCGTTAATATTACCATCCAATAAATATTCGGTTGTCATGTAATCCTTCTCAAATGCGGATGATAACGACGGCATATATCTTGCTTTCGTCGCCGGTTTTCGTTTGATGCATTTATATAATTGTAAATATAAAAACATATCCGTTCCATAAGCAATATACGCAGGGTCATATTTGTAATTCTTATTCATTATGAAATATTTTACAAAGAGATGATCATAATAAAATCCATCATATTTATCTTCATTTACCGCATTCACGACAGGTAAAATACTCCGTATGAATTCACAATATTCAATGGATAATAACGAATGTGTGTTTGCTGAATATAATTGCTTTATTAGACTCTTGTATAATCTTATATATTCGCTTTTAGGCTCAATAGTAATTAAATGGTTAATTTGTTTCGGTGTTATCAGATATACCATATCCTATTATTCTTTAACATAAAAAATATATAAGGATTACGAGATATATATAAATATTATAAAAGACAATCTTCTATAAAACTAACTTATTTTTTCAAATAATATTGCTCTGATTTATGAGCTTTGCTACCATGTCCGAGTCTGGTCCAAGGAATGACACTTAAGCTGTCACGTGCTAAGCACTCGCAGGTTCAAATCCTGCTGGTAGTAAATTATCCTTTTATAAAGGCAATATTATACATTATTTAATAACATTCAATTAGAATAGTCCTGTAAATACCTTGTTGATTTCGTGATAGATTGCACCTTCTCTTGCTCTATCGCGGTCTATTATGAACTCCACGTAATCCGTATATACGCAAACAATATCGTCTTTCACGATAAGCATATAGGCGACGTAGATTAGTATAAAAGATACGGTAAATCCGATATCGCCCGTTGTTATTTTGCGATTGATTATGAAAAGCAAGGGAATTATTTTACCCAGCGTATTAATGGTAATATAGTATGTTAAAAGTGACCTCTCGTTCAATCGCGGGACAATGATAAACAGACTGATCACGAAGAATGTTAACGCGATACTAATCAGTATTACGGGATTGTAGGGGGCGATCCCTAGCAAATAAATGATGGTATAAATGAAAATCCATATTGAAAGGAATCGGTCGACAGTTATTACCCGATCGTCCATTTCACGTTTTCTTATTCTCTACTTTTACAAAACTATATTATTTTTTTATTTGGTGTTCCGTTTAATCCCAAGTGTGCTGATAATCCCGACTTTACACCTGACATACGGTGTATGATTATTCCCAAACCAAGAGATGTAATTACGATGATTGCCAATGATACCGTATATTGAATGAATGTTCGCTCGCTCTGCTCGTCGCTACTCAATTCTAAAGGATAGACCCATAAAATAGAATGTATGATAAGTGCTACGATCACTGTAGGTACCAAGTCAATTAGAGTCAAGTTTAAAACCCGATACCGTCTCAGTTCCTCCATAGTAACCGCCATATTATCTATCTTATCTATAATATATAAAAATATAGAGATTCTAGTATATATAATATATATGATACATTTTATTACCTATGGAGATAATGGGTTTGTCGAGACGAAAAAAAGACTCGTCAAGCAAGCTGAGAGTATAGGATGGTTTGACAGCATAACCGCGTATGGTCCCGAAGATTTAGACGAAGATTTTAAAGAAAAGTTTAAAAGTGTTTTGGAACTGCCAAGAGGTGGCGGGTATTGGATATGGAAACCATATGTAATTCATAAACATCTAGAAAAAGTGAAGGATGGCGACATAGTAATCTATGTGGATGCGGGGTGCTATATAAACCCTAACGGGCACAAGCGATTTAAGGAATATATTGAATTGTTAGAAGACGGCGACGCAAGCAACTCAGGATGTATATCCTTTGAAATGCCTCATCACGCGGAAGACAAATGGACGATAAAAGAGATCTTTGAGTATTTAAATATACACGCAGACAGTCGCGATATTAGGGAATCCGGGCAATTCATCGCAACTGTCCGGATGTTTAAAAAGAACGCAAACAGTATGAACATCGTTTCCACGTGGTTAAACACATTACATCAAAACCCACTATTATTTACGGATCATTATAATAAAAATGAACAATGCGAACGTTTTATAGACAACCGACATGATCAAAGCGTCCTTAGTGTTATTTGTAAATTATACAAAACAATCGTCTTGGAAGACGAGACATACTTTGAGGAAGGTTTCGGGAGCGAAAGGTCTCTTCGCTATCCCTTCTGGAAGACGCTATTGCGATATTAGATGATAATTATGGAACGGCTTAAATGCGATTATTTTATTTTATGTTGGTGTATTTTCTTATATTCTTTGACGGTTATCAACCTCCCCTTATGTTTTATGTATTCTTTCCTATCCCCTGGTTTCTTATAGATACATCTTTCCTTACCTAGTACAACCTTTTTATTTGTTTTCTTTATCTTTACACCACCAGTTGTTTTTAAATATTCCCTTAATGTTCTATTAATAATTGTATGATGCTGTTCATTAAAAGCAGAGTGAGTATATTTATATTTTTTCGTTGAATATACTTCTGTAATTTCTTTTGAATCATATCCATTATAATCAAATATAATATACCTGTTTATATCTATTTTTAATAAAAAAGTATAATATAATTCGTTATTTTCATGATATAATAAACACACCATACCATTATATTCATGGTATATATATATTAACCCATATTGCGTTAAATTGAATCTTTCAATATGATATTTCCAGAATTCATGTATAGGTTTTTTTAAATATCTTTTTATTTTATTTTCTTTCTCATCGATACCCTCGATACCCTCGATATTATTTTGGATACTATTAATTGACGCTTCGTCACTTATATATTCACTGATTATATTTGCCAATGATTCAATTGAATCATAAATATCTATACGATTATCTGTATCATATGTTATAAGATCTTTTGTAATTATTATTTCACACTTCTTTTCATATTCGTATTTATTATCATAATTATAAATATAATTATGATAACTATATATATACTTATCATTTATAATATTAAATTGGTAGCCTCTTTCTTTTAATTTTTTTAATAATCCAAAATTATTTAAAATTACACCTTCACATACTTTGATTTCGTCGATTTTTCCCATATTTCCCATATTAACATTAAAAGCTTCGAAAGAAATTTGCGACGGTATAAATTTATTACTAAAAATTTCTCTTTTTTTTTCATATGTTGATTGATTCCAATGTGCAACCTTATATTTAGGTATGTCGATAGTAGGATATTTTATCCTTGAATATGGATCAAAATAATCTATTAAATCTATTAAATCTGTTGATGAGAATAATTTTTTAATTTAATAATTCTACCCTTCAGATCAACCTTATTAAAAGTATCGTATACATATTTAATTTTAATATTAAACAAAGAATATTTACCGGTGTTGTTAAATAAATCATCAATATACTTATGATCAGAAGGTTTAGTTAATTTCAAGGTTTCCTTTAAAAGTTTTCCAAAATCAGTTTGTTCTTGTCCTTGAACCATATTTATTATATTTATCTGAAACGGTTTATTTACCATCATATCCAACAACGACGCTAAATTCATTTCAATTTTATCTTTTTCATGGGTTTTTTCAATAGAAAAAAGAGATTTAGGTATTCTATATCTTTGAGATCTTTGAGATCTTTTACTACTAAACATTTAATATCCTATTATAATAAATTTCTATTTATTTTATGTTAGTGTAAGTAAACAAATTCTACGCGTCAATATCATAACGCAATGTTTTATTTTTATACATATGTTCTACTACCTTATGAAGATTTATAACATCATACAGCGAATTATGGGCATTCTCAACATCCGTTTTGAAATTATGTCTGTATATTTCGTTTAGCGACGGATTCTTATAATTACCATAAGGATTTATAATTTTAAGGATCGGTTTCATATGCTTCATTGTACATAGTAACGTCTTCTTGTCTAATTCGTCAATAATATACTGAAGATTCCTACGATATAGTTCCGATTTAATCACACCAACGTCAAACCCTACATTATGCGCAACAATATGCGACACATTCTTTAACAGTTCGTAGAATATCTCAACCGCTACGATATCAAAATTAACACCAACATTATCCGAAATATCATTGGTGATGCCGTGAAATTCACCATTCGTTATCTCAAACCCCTCGCGTTTAATAATATAATCTTTGACATCCAGGTAATTAAACTTTGTATCTGTGATTAACATAGAAAACTGGACAATCCTCGCATTCGCATACTTATCTACGTCCTTATAATTAGGATACTCCCCCCATCTCAAATTATGCGTATCAGGCAATCCGGATGTCTCAGTGTCAATAAACAATGCCATATCGCTATAAGTTATATATGGTTATATTACTATATAGTATATCATATTTTTATATCTATAAAGAAAATAAAGAAAATAAAGTATATGAATAAAGTATAAAGAGATGCCACTCGCGAGTTCAGGGACAATCTCGTTATCACAAGTTCAAACAGAGTTCGGTGGCACAAATCCGATAAGTATGTCTGAGTATTTCACAAACGCCGTAAGCGGTTTCACATCCGGTATCTCAGGATTACCATCGTCAGGAACAACAGTCTCATTATCTGTGTTCCGTGGCAAAGCAAAAACACAATTACCAATACCTACTGAGATAGTTGTTGCTGGCACAACTTCAACTACAATAGGGACGAACGAGAGATGTATTGTATTCCCTTATTCTGGTTCAGGAACAACGAAAGACTACACTTTTACGACAACTGAAAATCTTCTTTGTGATATTTTAATTGTTGGCGGAGGCGGTGGTGGTGGTAATTATGGCGGTGGTGGTGGAGGTGGAGATGTTATACAAAAATCAAATGTTTTACTAAATTCTGGAACATTATCTATATCTGTAGGAACAGGTGGTGCTGGAGGGGTCAATCCATATAATAAAGGCGCGAATGGTACAACCTCATCTATAACATCTTTGGGATTATTCGCAGCAGGAGGTGGTGGTGGTGGTGGATATAATCAAACGCCAGCTACAACTCCTACAGCAGGTAGTGTAGTAAGTGATAACTATTCAAGTGGTGGTGGAGGAGGTGGTGGTGCTGGAGGTTTAGTGCCAAATAATGGAGAAACAGGTAATAGCGTTAGCGGTAATGGAGGTTCTAGCGGAAGTCAAAATAAAGGTGGTGGAGGAGGGGGTGCTTCTGGAAACGGAGAAAATGCTACAGTATCAGGAGCGGGAAATGGAGGTGCGGGAGTATCAACGTCAATATCAGGCATCGTTACAAATTACGGAGGAGGTGGCGGTGGAGGTACTTGGTCTGGGGGAACTTTTGGAATTGGTGTTGATGGTGGAGGAAATGGTGCTGTTGAAGGTTCTGGAGTTAATCCGGTGTCTGGAACAAGAGGCGGTGGTGGCGGTGGAGGTGGAGGTAGCACGAATACAGGAGGCATTATAAATATGAATGGTGCAAGTGGCGGTTCAGGTATTGTAATATTAAGATATAGGAAATCGCCACCAAAACTAATACCTACCGAGATAGTTATTGCTGGCACGACTTCAACTACAATAGGGACAACTGAGAGATACATAGTATTCCCTTATTCAGGTTCAGGAACAACGAAAGACTATACTTTTACGACAACCGAAAATCTTATTTGCGATATATTAGTAGTTGCAGGAGGTGGTGGTGGGGCGAGACGAATGGGAGGGGGAGGAGGTGGTGGAGGATTAATATATGCTACTAATATGTCATTCGGAATAGGTGATTATATTATTAAAGTTGGTAATGGAGGTGCAGGTTCCTCAACAGCAGGTAATATAGATGATGCTTCAAGATTAACAATAAAACGCGGAAGTAATGGTGTTGATAGTGAAATTTATTTTCAAAATACATCTTCAACTCCTATATATAGAGCGAAAGGCGGATCAGGAGGTTTGGGTGGAAACACAGGTAGTGTTACAAATTTTCCAAATGAGTTTTCTCCCCTTGATGGAGGGTCAGGTGGTGGTAACGGAGGGAAAGATGGTGGTGCCGGAGGATTATTAAGTACATTAAATATTGTAAATGGTGTATTAGTATCGGTTATTAATAATAACGCAAGTGATAGTGTGAATCCCTCATATGTAGGGGATCAATGTTTTGGCAATGAAGCTGGACGAGGCGGTGGAAATGATCCTTGGTTGGGTAGCGGTGGTGGAGGCGCTGGTTCAAAAAGTGTTGATGTTCATACATTAGGAAATGCTACCGCAAATAATTTTGCGGGTGTAGGAGGTGCTGGCAAATTAATAAATATAACAGGGAGTGATGTTGCTTATGCTGGAGGAGGTGGTGGTGGTAATTGGCAATCAAGCGGTGGTGCTTTTTATAATGATGGAGGAAGTGGAGGTGGTGGTAGAAGTGGAACAAATACACTAAATCCGATTCAAGGTACAGATGGTTTAGGAGGAGGAGGGGGCGGGGATGGATCCGATGTGTTTGGTGGCGCTAGAGGTGGTTCAGGTATTGTAATAATAAGATATAGGTATTACGCATATCTTTTGAATAATTATGCGCCAATAACAACCGGTGTTGCGGTGCCATACAGCGACCTTTGTACTACAGTTGTAACATCCACTGGACAATCAGCGTATGACAATCTGCCAGTTGTTTCTTATGGTGGTTACAACTGGTTATTACAGCATAATTTCGGGACAACGGGAAGATGGAATGGACTTCAATTACGAAATTTTACAACAGGACTCACAATCTTTTCAAACGCACAATTCACTTCGCAAAATTACACTAGTCTTCCTTCCACAACTTCACAAATTTATACAGATTGGGCTCCTGGGTGGTCATACGGATCCGCATACGGTATTGGTGGGTTTAACAATACTACGAATAACGGACCAAATAATATATATAGTAATTATAATACCTTATTTCAACCCTATTTCACATCTTTGGGATATTCGTCGTTGACGAATCCTGGAAATTCAAGTTCTATGATAATGTATATACCTTCTTGGGCAAAACAAGTATGTTTGGTTGCCGCCGATTTATTCAGGTTGAATGATGCGGGTAGTAATACACGCAAAAATAGTTATTGGTGGAGTGCAAATGGAACAACTTGGACAAACATTGGTGTTGCTTCCTGGAGAGGTTCTGTAAACGGTGATCCATATGGTAGCAATATATCGCAAAATCCATCTTCAAACGCAGATATGATGGTGTTTAATGTTTCAACCGCAGGGTATTTGCTTATCTTAGAGAGTGGTAATACTATCTCGTCTATTGCCTTTGTGTTATTAAAACCATAAAAATAAAAATGGATATACACATAGATATACGCAATGGAAGATATAAGAATATATTACTTTATTAATTAAATAATGAAACACTATTGGATTAACATGGATCGTTCTGTAGATAGACGGAGGCATATGGAATCGCAGTTTTTTGAGCATAGTATAAAGAACAATCGTATTTCCGCGGAAACCCCCGAAACCATCAAAGCGGGCGACTATACGATTATTCGCAACGAAGAGTCAATCCCTTCAACTACACCAGAGGAGATCGCTTGTATATTGTCGCATTTAAAAGCAATACAGCAAGGATACGATGACGGAGACGCGTATTTTTGCGTATTGGAAGACGACTTATCGTTTATCAATATTGATTTCGGCAAAATATTAAACTATATCACAGAAACTCAAAATAAAAATAAAGAAACTATTGAAATCCTACAACTTTATACAAGCAGTCATCCTGTCGTCATCCAGTTATACAACGAACACTTTTTAAAGCGTTCTGGTGATGGTGACATTATCATCAAGAGATACGAGTCTTATCCAGGTGCCGTCTATTATTTACTATCTAGAGAAGCTGCGCGCAAAATCTTAGACGCGTATGTGTTGTCCGATAATAAATACGACTTGTCATATTCCTCTTGGACAGCCGCAGATAATATAATCTATGCCCCTGTTAATTCATACGTCATCACGTATCCTGTGGCGATCACAGATATCGCGTTCGGTAGCACACTACATCCAGAGCATCTGCCAAATCACGAACATTGTAATAATATTATTAGACACATTTGGTCGGTAAATGACCAACGAGCGATGTTCTCTCGCTAGACCAGTCAGCTCACGCTAGACGGACTGTGCGCGCTTAAATTCGCTTATAGCGATTGCCGAGCGCTCTTTATGATCTACTATTTTTTCTATCGCGTAGTTGTCGGTTTCAAATACCGGAATCCACGTTCGTATATACTCGTAGTCTTTGTCATAACGTTTTACCTGTAGTTCAGGATTGAAAATACGAAAGTAAGGTTGTGAATCAGTGCCTGTGCTTGCGGACCACTGCCATCCGCCATTATTACTCGCGGGATCATAATCCACCAATTTTGTAGCAAAGTATTTCTCACCCCACCGCCAATCAATTAGAAGATCCTTTGTTAAAAACATCGCGGTAATCATACGTAGTCGGTTGTGCATCCAACCCGTCTTGTTCAACTGTGCCATTCCAGCATCTACCAATACATACCCCGTTTCGCCACGACACCATCTTTTAAACCACTCCTTGTTATTCGTCCATTTCACATTGTCATACTGCTCCTTAAATGCGTTTCCTAATACGTGTGGAAAATAATAGAGGATGTTTGCGTAAAACTCGCGCCATAGCAGTTCTCTTTGTAATTCCTTGACATTCTTATAATTATAATAGACCTCTCGTATGCTTACGCACCCGAATTTAATATAGGCGCTTAGTTTCGTCGTCTTATCCATTCCCGGGTAATCGCGGGTTGTGGCGTAATCCGTCATAACCTTCTTAAATCGCACAAGTGCCTTGTCACGTCCGCCACGAACCGCTATATCATCGTTCACCTCATAATATCTATGCTTGTCAAATCCTTTGATATGCTTTACGACATTGATGTCCTTTGCGCCTGCGACACACGCCTTGACGTTGATTGATAGGGATTTTTTATAGAATGGTGTAAAGACCTTGTATGTTTCATCTTTGTTATTCCTTATCGTGCCCATAGGATATAGTGTGTAGTCTTCTTCGGTAATTATGCGGATACCATTGTTTACTGCCCATTCCTCAATAATACGATCGCGTTTTATAGCGAATGGTGAGTAATCTTTGTTATATGCGATTGTCTTGATATTGTATTTTTTGGATAACTCAACGAATATGCCGATATCGCCAGTGCCCTTGCTCTCATAATAATTTATGTGGATATGTTTTTCCAAATCGTCTAGACTTTCAATCATAAACTGGACACAATTATTACTAAAATATGGATTGTTCTTCGCGTATATTTGCTCAGGGTTGAATATAAACATAGGGTAGATCCCTTTGTTTCCGCACTCCGAGATCAAGCGATTAAACGCCAAGTTATCATAGATGCGAAAGTCTCTGCGAAACATAAAGATATGAATCTCTATCATCATTTCTATATTTTACAAAGTATATAATATCAAAGTCATTTTTTATGCGAACAAAATAAAAAAGAAATATAAGCAAATAACTACTTCGTATAAATATATTATTATACAATGGCGATGATTAAAAGGTATATTGAATTATGTGGTGACGATGTCAAATACAGTGCGGTAGGGTTAGTTTGTGGTTGTGTCGGTTCCTATTATAATGTCATCGCAAACGAGCAAATGACCCGAATGATGCTTGGTGACTTCACAAATCATCGACTCTATTTATTATTTACTACAAATTTTATTGCGATGATCGCGATATCGTTGCGAGGCGGGTTATTTGTATATTCACAGAAATCAATGAACCATAAACTGCGTTGTATCATCTATCGGAAACTTTTACACCAACCCTTGAAGTTTTATGAAACGGAACCCGTCCAATCGCTACTGGAACGAGTGAATAATGATGCGCGAATTGTGTCGGATATTATATCACTGAACATCAATGTTTTTTCGCGATCCTTCATAGAGGTTATCATAACCTTCTGGTTATTGACAAATATATCTTGGAAACTTACAGTAATCGCCATCATTTTAATTCCAGTCCATTATTTCATATCCGAGGGTTACGAGAAAATACAAAAAAAGATAATGGCAAACTATGAAGAACTAAATAAAGAACTGAATACATATACACATGAAACGATATCGCATATCTCCGTTATGAAAACCTACGCAAACGAACGGCGATCGGAAGAAGCGTACAACTCGCTTGCGAGCAAGGTAGCCGATTACAATCACAAGGAGTGCCTCTTGTATGGAAGCAATCTCTTAGTGGTTTGTAATATACCGACGATAACCACAATTATTATTATATTATTTGCGAATTATTTACAAACTGTAGAAGGACTTGCTATTTTTATTCTTCATAACCAGGGTTTATATTCCACCATCAAAACCCTTTTTGATATGAAAAACGAATTCATAAAATGTAAAGAACCATATTCGCGTATTACGTCTCTATTGGATAACCCCGAATATACAAAGGGATATTACGTGCCTCGTGATAATACAATGCATGGTGACATCGCGTTTCATTCCTTATCCTTTAAGTATGAAAAAGCTGACGCACCGATAATAACAGATTTTAACTTCCAGATAAATCGCGGGGATAAAATCGCGATTATTGGTGCGTCTGGATGTGGCAAAAGCACCCTTTCAAAATTACTAATGAATATTTTGGAGCCGACTGGAGGTTCTATTACGATAGACAATGTGAAACTATGTGACTATGATAGTGAATGGTTGAAAAAACATATTGGGTATGTTGCACAAGACAGCGTTCTATTCACGGATACGATTGCCAACAATATTTCGTATGGATTAAGTGACTGTAGTGAAGAAGACATTATAGAGGCGGCGAAAAACGCGAACGCTCACGAGTTTATTTCAAAACTACCAAAAACATACCAAACGATGCTTGAAGGAACCGAGTTAAGTTCGCTTTCAGGGGGGCAAAGGCAACGCATATCAATAGCGAGAGCATTGCTGAGAAAACCGCAAATCCTAATATTTGACGAGGCGACATCGGCACTGGATCCTTATTGCGAAGAACTTGTTCAACAGACTATAAGGGAATGCTTCGCGAATCAAAATAGCACAATGATAATCATTGCGCATCGCCGGTCGGCATTAGAGATCGCGGACAAAATCTATGAATTAAAGGATTCGCGCCTTATTTTGGTGGAACGGTAGAGAATAACTTCCTTATATACTAAGTAATATAAAATATCCATATAATAGATGAATAATATAACGGTTATAAACAGTGTTCGTGGAAATCACTTGGAACACGCCATTACAGTATCGTCGTCTAAGACAGATCGCGCGGATATGCGAATTAATAACGCACTGGATATCTTGCGTAAATCAATGACAATCAAAGAATACCCAAAAAATGAAAACGAAGTATTTTTCAATTTACAAAAGTTGAACAAGGTATTTGTAAAAGGATTCATTTACCGTATGACGCAAGGACTCTATGTATTTACAAAGTATCAGCAAAATAAAAAGAAGCGGGCGAATATTATATTTTATGCCCCGCAATTAAACAACGCGGACATTGACAAACTGATGACTATTCTTTATTATTCAAATATGTCTCGCGATATTATCAATGAACCGTCTAATATTTTTACACCTGATCGGTTGGCAGAGTATGCTTGTCGGTTGTTTCGTAACGCACACAATGTAAAAATAAACAATTATAATCACGCGGATATTAAGCGGATGGGTTTGCGTCTCATTGATGCTGTTGGTGGGTCGTCGCGAAATAAACCGCGTTTTGTGGTGCTTGACTACAAACCGCCGAAATATAAGAAAACAATCTGTCTCGTTGGCAAAGGTGTAACCATAGATACTGGCGGGTATTCTATGAAAAGCGATAAAGCGATGGAACAAATGTATATGGACAAGGAAGGAGCGTCGTTATCATTCGGATTGTTTAAATACTTGGTGGATAGCAAAAGCAAACATCGCGTCGTTTGCCTATGTCCCTTGGTTGAGAATATAGTAACGGATATCTCAGTGAAACCGAGTGATGTCATAAAGGCGTATAATGGAACGACGGTGGAGATTGTGAATACCGACGCGGAAGGCAGATTGATACTTGCGGATGCGCTTGCGTTTGCTTGTAAAAACTACGAACCGGACTATTTATTTGATTATGCGACGTTAACGGGATGGTCGGAGCGATTACACTGTCATACGAGTTTCACCTATTTTACATTAAATGACAAATTCGCAAAGGATATTGAAGGATATACGAATGAATATGCTGAAAAATGTATGCGGTTGCCTCCGTGGGTAGATTATATCTACTATATTCAATCAAGTATCGCGGATGTCAAAAACTCAGGATATAAATGTAATAGCGGTGGTTTAATGGCATCCTTGTTTTTAATGAATTTTATTCCTGCGAAATATAGAAAGAACTGGATACATTTTGACGTTCGTCTGTCGACCTATAATAACACGGTGAATATCGCGGACGGATTCGCTACTTATCTGGAGATCATAAAGGGGGTATCATAAGATATTCTTAGTGTATCCTTAGTATTGTATGCGATGCTCGTCGCATCTGCCGACTTTTTAGGGATATGCGATAGGACTTTTGGTTTCATAATAAAAATACAAATCATTTTATTTATTTTCTTTTTATTTATATAAACATACAATTATTACCATTGTGATCATAAGAATATACTTGGATATCCTAAAAAGTCGGCAGGTGCGTTTAGCACCCCAAGTATTACTGAGCTATATTTAGAGATTATAAAGGACCCCTCTTATTCTCTATACACTTTTATAAAATAATTTATCAAACATTGAGAATCGCAAGAAACACATTTTATTTATTTTTTTTTATTTATCTTTTTATTAAATTTCGCAAGACTCACATATTCGCCTTTGACCTTCACATATTCGCCTCCTCGCTTTCCCACATATATCACCATCTTTCGTTTGCCATATAGAAAGCGTTTTATTGATTTTGTATAGATCTTTCTTTTACCGCGACCGCCATTAGATAAACCGGTTTCTATGTTTGTTTTTGGTTGTATGTCTTTATTGGTTTCTACTAATGTAAATGAAAACATTCCATAATACTTTTTTTCTTTTTCTTTTTCTTTTTTCTCCTCTTCCTTTTCTTTCACCTCTTCCTTTTCTTTCCCCTCTTCCTCTTTCTTTATATCAACTGTAAAAAGAGTGCTTGTATATTTTGTTGTAATTATATTTTTTGTCACATTATCTGTTGTATCTATATTGTATGTTACATCTACTCTACTATTTTCGCAATATGAGTCTAATGTTACTTCATTATAATTAATATCTATAGGAGGGTGTGTTATGCCCTTTCTACTTTCACTAATATTTATTATATCGTGCTTCTTTGTGGATTCGGTTTTTCCAAATAACATATCCGAATCCTTCGTCATTTTCAGATACACATAGGATTTTTTATTTGATATATCATCATCTTCTGCCCTAGAAATATCTAAATCAATATGATAAGATATGATATCATTTACAACATCTGTTTTGCTAATATATGGCAAAAGTCCTGATGGTTGATGACCGAATATATTATATACCTTTGTGGTGGTTGCCCCTTCTTTTTTAAATTTATCTAAACTTAAATATTTCATATCTTTAACTTCTCCAAGGGTTTTTCGCGAAACGACAGGTGAAGCATATGCTGAATATTCTGTATCTTCTATTTGTAATATATCACAATTTGCCGACATCGCAACATATTGTTTATATTCATTTACAGTATTACCGTTAGTAATTAATTTATTTATAAAATCCGTAAAATTATTATTTAAAGTATCAATATTACCAATATCAATAGTCACCTCTTGCGGAACTATACCTAATAAAGTAGGTATATAAAAATAACCTTTCGATCCTTCTATTGCTTTATATGGTATTCCTGCGTGAGATACAAAGCATAACTTATCTCCTATTGTGATTGAAGCCATAATATGGCATTGTTGTAGATATTTAATATACAACCCATTATATGGTTCTAATATATTCGGTAATACACCTTCGCCCCAATTTTTACCCATTACCATATTCATCATCGCAATAAATTTAAGTAATGTATTATCTTCAAAATTGTCTTCTGTTTCAAATAAAACTTTGAACTCTTTTTTAAAGTTTTCAACCTGTTTTGGAGATCCTAATGTATTGGAATACATATCTTCAATTCTTGATATGTTATCCTTATATAAATTTTTAAAATTATCATCATATGTGCGGGCGGTGTTAAGATTCTTAAGTATACCAGTTATATTTATAATAGTTGCTATATCTTCACCTTTGTTTGTAAATAGTATTGCGCCTGTATCTCCATCCGGTATATCTTTTAATTTAGATATTATACCTGCTACTGTTATATCAATATTATTTTTTAAAATATCTTCAATCGCTTGTATATGACATTCGTGATACATACGGATTTTATTGGTATCTCTATTACCACAAAGAAGTATAACACGTCCCTCATTTACTTTTATACCATTTTCTTCTATTTTCTCTTTTAATGCTAACATCCTTTTAAGATTGCGAATACTATATTCTCCGCGATCAATTAAGTCGCCAGTAAAAACAATTACCTTCTTTTCAAGTGATTTAGGTTTTTCAATACCTGTCGCATCATCAAACATTAACTCTTTTATTCCATCAGGCATATTACCTTCAAGATCTGAAAAAAAATATAATTCATTATCTTCTGAAAATTCATAATTTCCACCAATAGCACCACCTCGCATATTTTTGCCTTTACTTTTTCCTTCTTTTCTTTAGAACAACCATTTATTATATACCTATATTATAATATGAATAAAATATAAAAAAATATAGATAATATAGATAAAATCACATATAGAGTATATAAATTTCAAGGATAATTTTACTTCTTCTTCTTTGCCTTCACGTCATGCGGTTTTACTTCTTCAATCTCTGTGTCAGGCGCTTTTACTTCTTCAATCTCTGTGTCAGGCGCTTTTACTTCTTCAATCTCTGTGTCAGGCGCTTTTACTTCTTCAATCTTTATGTCAGGTGCTTTTACGTCAGGTGCTTTATCTTCTTCCTTCACTGGTTTCGCATTATTGCCATTTTGTGATGCCTTCCACATCTTAGCAACTAACGATAATACTTCTGTTCCTGTCATGTCTTTGTTTTGTTCCTTAACCGATTTACTATTGTCCTTTACATATTGCTGATATGCTGTAAGTTCTCTCTTGGGTTTATCAGTCTCTGTATTCTTCATAATATCCTTGAAATAAGTTTCAACTCCTTTTTTAGTATTCAAAGTATCAGGCATATTTGCCATCTTCTCCTTAATTTGAATCGCGATAGTTGTCATCTTATATTTGGTATTAAACACTAAATACTACACCAGACATCATCAATTTTTATGTTTTAATCGCGAAAATGTGAAAATATAAAAATATATAATATAACACATACACAACAAGGACAATAATGGCAATAATTATTTTTTATGAAATTTTCATTCGGGCAAAACCCTTTATGATGATCTCAATGGGGTCGTTTTTGTCGTCAATTTCCGTATTATTAGCAAGTTGCTGCTGTTGCTCTTTTACGAATAACTGATATTTTGTGAGAGGTTTCTCAGCTGAAACTGTTGTGGAATACATTTGCTTGTTGTTTGCGAAAGTTGGAAGTTGCTTGTTGTTTGCGAAAGTTGGAAGTTGCGAATTGTTCTTTGTTTGTCCTTGTTAATATTTTCAATTCACTAAGTCAATTTTTCATTTATATTTTGCAAATTAGAACAAATGTATTCTGTAAAATAAATAAAATATAAAAATATAAAAATATATACACATACATTTATATAAATTCCTCTTAGAACTCCTCTGTATACCCGTTCTTGTGGATCTTCCAGAGGTCATTAATCTTTTTTTGTGTTTTTGCGTAGTTTAGGTCAGGAAATTGTTCCTTAATCTTGATACCCATCTCCTTCTTGAAGATGATATATTCTGTAGGAGGTTTTTTGATTTCGTTGCCATCTTCATCCAACTCCTTTTCCTTTTTGGGTTTTTTAGCAACTTTCTTGGGTTTTTCTTCTGGTTTCTCTTCCTTTTCTTCCCCATTACTATCAGTCGCATCTTCCTCTTCTTTTTTGGTTTTTTTAGCAACCCTCTTCTTCTTGGGTTTCTCTTCCTTTTCTTCCCCATTACTATCAGTCGCATCTTCCTCTTCTTTTTTGG